TAGCAGCACAGCGTTAGAAAGAGTAAGAATTTCATCTGATGGTAACGTAGGTATTGGTACAACATCTCCAGCATACAAACTAGATGTAACTGGTACAGGTAGGTTTACTGGGGATGTGACTGCCACAAATTTTGTGTTAAGCTCTGATAAAAGATTAAAAACAAAAATTAAAGATTTAGAAATTGAGCCTATTAATATTAATTGGAAACAATTTGAACTTAAATCAGAAGCTGGTCAAAAAAGGTATGGGGTAATAGCTCAAGAGTTAGAAAAAGACCACCCTAGTTTTATTAGAACAAATGCTGAAGGTATGAAGTCTGTAGCATATATAGATTTACTTATTGCCAAGGTAGCTGAATTAGAAGCAAGAATAAATAAATTAGAGAAATAATTATAATGAAGAAATATCACTACTTATATATAACAGAAAATCTAATAAATAAAAAATTATATATTGGAGTACATTCTACTGATAATATAGAAGATGGTTATTTAGGTTCTGGTATGAATATTTTACGAGCTATAAAAAAATATGGAAAAGAAAATTTTGAAAGAGAAATTATTGAGTTTTTTGATTCTAGGGAAGAGGTAGAAGAAGCAGAAAAATTAATTGTTAATAAATATGTAGTAGATTGTAATCTATTTTATAATTTAAAAGAGGGTGGATGCCTTCCTCCTATAATGATAGGGAAAGATAATCCTATGTTTGGTAAAGAAAAAAATAAAGACACTAAATCTAAAATTTCTAATTCATTAAAAATATACCAAAGCAAAAATGGGTACAATAAACCTAATCTAGGTAAAAATTTTAGTGAAGAGTGGAAAGAAAATATAGGAAAAAGCCTAACTGGTAAAAAGAGACCAGAAATGTCAAGCAAAGTTTCTAGTCCAGTACAACATACTAAATTAAATATATTTTTTTCAAGCCTAAAAGAAGCTTGTGTAGTAATGGATATAAATTTAAGTACTGAGAGAGGTAGAATGTGGAGAAACAAATCTGATTTTAAATTTATATAAAAATGGTTCCAAATACAAATACATTTTCTTTACAAGATGTGGTAAATGAAATAATACCTACTACAAATGATTTAGCTAGTTGTATTGCAGATGCTAATGCAAGTTTTTATGACCCAAGTTATTACACAGCACCGGCAACAAGTTTATTAGAGTTTAGAAATTATGGAGCAATTTCAGTATTTCCAACTGTTAGCAACACTTCTGGTGGTATTAATAACGTTGGGGGGTTTGGAGGTTTTGCAGATATAACAATAGGTGCTTCTGATACAATAGCCATGATATTTATATCTGCATATTCTAATTTAGGCACTGTTAGTGTTACTGATGATAAAGGTGTTACTTGGAGTCTATATGGAACTCCTTCTAGTAAACAGGCCATTTATTACACTTCGGATTTAGCTACAACGGGTGTTAGAAGGATTACATATAGCCTTTCAGGTACTTTTTATAGTGCACACTTAGCTGCAACATTTATAAATAGTGCTAATACACCTTCTGGCACTTTTATAACTAACTCAAGTACTTCAAGTACCTCAGTATCTCAATCTTTTACCCCAGTAGTAGCTACTCCATCTCTTATATTATCTATTTATTTTTCTTATAGAGGTGGAGAAGTGGGCTCAGTATCTGAATTAGACCCAACATCTTATGGTACTGGACAAGTATTTATAGACTCGGAGGGAGCAGATGGGTCTGGTGGCCCTCCTGATTTTGTTACAACCTTAACTAAAGAAGAAAAGACATCAACATCAGCAGATACACAATTATTTACAAATCTTATTACAAATGATAATAAGTTTATTATGTCTGTTGGTCTTAATGGAATTTAACATAAAATAAAAAATAAGCTCTTAATTTTCCGTAAAGGATTTTTAACTATTTTTGTAAATAAATCTAAATCAAATCTAAAATGCAAAAAAACATTAGAAAATTAATAGTTGGGGATAACTACTCTTACAATATTAAATATGTAAAAGGTGCTGAATACAAAGTAGGTACTAAAAAGTGTATAATAACAGACTTCATTATAAATGAAGAAACAAACAGTATAGATATTTACGTAACTGACGGAGATTCAAAATTCTTATGGAAAACTATCGGCTCAATTCCCTTAGAGGTAGAGTACGATGTAAACTTTTCATAACATGAAAGCTACATTATATTTTCTTGTAGAAGTAACAAATGATTACAATAACTACGAGACTCTTTCTAATGGATTAGAGGTGATGACTAATAATACAATAGAGAGTGTAGAAAACGTAAATAGAATAGTATTGGATTACCTGTCAACGCCAATACCAAAAAATTGGTTAAATGGTTATTTCTTAATAACGTTTATTTAGGTTGTGAACCTATCGGGGCTCAATTCTCATTTTAATCAATATATATCGTATTAAAGGTGTAAAGCTCATATTTATATAGAAATAGGGTTTATGGCTTTTGTAACCAAAGTAGACTATTCCGATAATAGACAAATAAAACAGTATCTTCTTACGGATACACAACTTTCTGGTACAACCACTTTTGGTATTGCCGATGCATTGATACCAATGAATGTTAGTGGTGATACTATTAATATTGATGCCTTACAATATATTCAAGCTAGAGGTATTATTTTACCAAATTCATTACCCTTATTTACTGGTGCTACATCACAAATATTAGGTAGGGATAACGATACTGGTAAAATTGTTGAAATTGAACTCAGTGGGGTTACCTTTACTGGTGGTAGTGATTATGTAGTTTCTAGTTCATTTAATATAGGTACTGGTGATTTAACTTTAACTAGAGTTTCAGGTGGGACTGTTATTACAAATTTAGATGGTCGTTATTTAACTGGTACTACTGAAATCGTAGAGTCAATTGCTAACCCTTTAAATGTTTATTTTGCAAACAGAGTTAAACCTGTTTCAGATAATGAAGGATTTTATGTTAATGCGTCATCAAATAAAGATTCTGGATATCTTGTAAATAATACTGACACCGTGGGCAATGCAGCGTTAGCTGGTTTTAGAGCTACAGTTAATGGAGACCCTTTTGGTAATGGTTTTTATTTTGGAGTTCCAAATACTAATTATTTTGCGCCATGGTTAAGGGAGCATGGAATAATAACGGGTAAAGATTTAAATATAATGGTCGGCACCAACGCTGGTACGATAAGCTTTTCACAAGGTAATACGAGTACTAACCAAATAACAGAAGCTCAACAAGATAAAGTTTTACTCTTTAATACCGATAGAACCATTGTAGCACCAAGTTTAAGTAAAACGTTAATTGAGGGTGAGTCAAGTGGTAGAATATTAACTACTAGAGAATTTTTAGAAAGTAATTATGTTAAAATAGGTAAAAGGATTATAGTTAGTGGTGCAACATCTTATAATTTTGACCATTCACTAGCTACTGATTGGAAATTTTACATGACAGGTGCAACCACATTTTCAGATAGTAATTTACCATCAGGTGATACTATAATCGAATTTACTGTAAAATTAACTGGTAATTTTACAGTAACTTGGCCAGTATATTGGGATGTTATTGGGGATACATACGATGGTACTATTTGGAACTTTATAGTGGTACGGGTACATGATGGAAATTCTGGGACTGAAGAGGTTACGGCCTTAATTTCAAATATAGTGTAATTGGGAGAACAAGGTTAATCATTTATTACATGTGGTATTTAAGTTTTATAATAAAAGCCTATAAAAATGTGTTTTAGAATAAAAAATTAACTATTTATAAAAAAAGATAAATGACTAATATAAAGAATTATAATTTTAGTAGAATTGATTACCGAGTGAGTGATAGTGAATATTATGACTTTTATTTGTGTAGTGATAGTGCAAGTGTGTATATCAGTGATTTTGATTTTATATCTGATTTTGACGTTGAAGATTTTTTCTACTCTGATTTTAAATTAGATAATAGCCCTAGTGATTATTTGATTTCTTCATTTAATTTCAGTTCAGATAACCAATTAATTTCATTAATTAATAGTGCTAACACAAAAAGTAGTGTTTTTATACCTTTAAGTAGTACCTTTACGGCCTCTACATACGGTTTAACGGGGTTAGATAATGGAAGCATACCTTATACACCAGAAACCGATGATTTCGCTCATAATGAGCTTATAAATACTTTAACGGGTAGTTCATTGGTGATTACTGGTGACACTGCATTAAAATTAAATAAAGTTACTGGTTATACAGGTCAATTCGTATACCCAACTGAATTAATAACAACAGGTACCACTGCATACATAAATTTTTGTGGGGGATTTTATCAAGGGTTTTATAAATTGGATGGTTATGACTATGAAGTTTTGCCTAATAGATACCAAAAAGGTTGGACTATCGAGACTTGGTTAAATAAATCAGATAATATATGTAGTGGTACAACAGGTAACACATTAAATGATGAATATCCAGAAAATAAAGGATTTTTTTATTATGTCGGTACAAGGGCTGAAAATAAATTCTGGAATATATTTACTGGAAACACTCTTTCCGCTTGTACTTCAGGCGCAACGTCTGGGTTCTGTACAGATATTAAAGAAATTGATGTTAATATAAATAATGTTACGGTTGATGGTAGTGGTAGTACTTTAAGTGTACCTATAAGCCCACCACCTATTGATATTAAACAAATAAAGAATAATTTCTTAATATTTGGTAGGTCTGAAGGTACGTTATGTAATAATACCCCATCAAAAGATGGTTATGGGCAAGTAAGAGCTGGTAGAGATTTCGATAAAAATAAAATATATTATTCAAGAATTATTAGAGAAGAAACAACCAATTTCTTAAATCCATTTTTAATATTTGGTAGGTCTGAAGGTACATTATGTACTAATCAACCATCTTCAGATGGTTATGGTCAAGTAAGAGCTGGTAGAGATTTTTCAGGTATGACAACCCCTATATTAGAATTAGATAAAGATACTGATTTAATTGGTAACGCACTAGGGTTTAGAATTACTGATGATGGTCGTATTGGTTATAGGTTATTAGCGGTTTCAGCTGATTGTAAATCGGTTGATGTGATTGAGGAATATTCTGCTAGTGGTACTGTTACTGCGGATAAATGGACACATATCACAGTTAAATGGGTTAATAATGATACTTATAATGCGTGTGATTTAATAAATGCTGGACCTAGAAAGGGTAAATATAAGTTTTATGTAAACTCTATGTTGGTTTTTATTTCACAAGAATTAGATGAAATAATACCTAAAAGGTTGGCTGATTTAATGGAAAAACAACTGGGTGTACCATATAATATAAGTATTGGTGGTGGTTCACAAGGGTTATTAGAAAGTATAACATTCGATGGGCAAGACCCTGATGATTTAGGTTTAATAATAGAACAAAATTTTGCTGGAACGTTTATTGGTTCAATTTCAAGTTTTAAGATTTACTATAAAAATTTAAGTTGGTGTGAAATTAAAGAGACGTATAATAGTAACTTATCTAATTATTTATAACGTTAATAGGTTAAAGAGTATATTTATAATAAAAGATTATGGCAGCATTAGATTTATATAAAGATAGAATATTTACACAATTTAAACACTCATTAGGGGCACCTATAAGGGATATTGAGTTGTTGGATGAAATGTTATGTACATTTTTAGAGATAGCTACTGAGGACTATTCTATGTATGTTCAACAATGGTTAATTGAACATCAATGGCAATCATTGTTAGGTAAGAACGTAGATACTACAGATATGGCATTTGCTTTAAGTGTGCGTGATTTCGATTTTGTTACTCAATATACTTATGCCTATTCTAAACAAACTGGGTTACAAGCGAGAGGTCCATGGGAACTTAAGAAAGATTTTATTGAAGTTGAAGCTGGTAGACAAGTATATGTGATTCCAGCTGGTAGAGAAGTTAATGAAGTGTTATGGATGACTCCACCAACTACTGATGCCGCATTATTTGCCAATTATGGTGGTTTTGACGCTGGTTATGGTGGTGGTTTTGCACAAATGGGTATTGGTCATGCGGCCAACGGTGCTTCAGGTGCTGGTGCTGGTGGTGGATATTACGTTGCCCCAGCTTTCGATGTATTATTAACAGCTTCAGATTTCAACTTAAAAAATAGATTACTTAGAAGTGAATTAGCATATAAAATAACCGCTGGCCCTAATGGTACAAGATTATTACACCTTATGAGTACACCAGGTTCTAGATTATCATTTGGTGGTGCTGGTGTAGGTGCTGGTGCGGGTGCTGGTGCGGGTCCTACAGCTGTAGGTTTACAAGGTTGTAAAGTTTGGTATCATTATTATGACACTGGTGTTGACCCAGAAGCAATAAAGGAATGTAGAAAACTAAACCCTGATATAATTACATTACCAAATGAGGTCCCATTATCTAAATTAGATTTTTCTCAATTTAATGAACCAACTAAAGTATTAGTAAGACAGTTATTCATGGCTGAAGCTAAAAAAGCTTTAGGTAGAACTAGAGGTAAATTTGGTGGTATTGTTGGACCACCTGAAGCTGAAAGGACTATGGATTATGAAACTCTTATTTCTGAAGGTAACGAAGAAAAGAGATATACTTTAGAAAGGTTAGATAAGCAACTTGAAAGATTAGGTAGTGAAAAACAACTTGAGAGGGCTGCCAACGAAGCTGAGAATTTAAATAAACACCTTCGTTATCGCCCTTTGGGAATTTATTGGCATTAAACAAAAAGAGGTCAATTGACCTCTTTTTCTGTTTCTAACGCTACTTTATAGTCTTCTAATACCAACTCAACACCAGCTAAATCCAATTCTTTCTTAATCTTAAGAGCTTTTTTATCATCACCCTCTTTTCTAGCCTCAATCCAAAGGTGCGTTAACCAAAATTCGAAAGTTTTTTCTTTTCTAAGAGTTAGGGTTTGATAAAATTTTTGTCTTTGTGCCGCCCAAGGCTCATATTTTAAAATATCAGTAACACAACATAAATCAATTTCCCATTCTTTTGATTTGACATATATATTTGGTTTTCCATTTTCATCATCATGTACTGTAAATTCAGCTAAATTTTCTAAAGCTTTAGGTAATTTAGTGGTTTTCTTCATTTTTTGAATCTCATCATACTCTAATCGTTTAATGATTTCACGGGTTTTAGATTTCTCAAACTTAATACCTTCAATCCTACGAATCCTTTCACGCTCATGATAATCTTCTTGAATTTGTTTCCAATCCATGTTTAATTCTTCAAGATTATTTGGTATTTTATTGACTCTAATCCAAAATTGAATTTCCTTATCTTCCATTTCCATCAATTCAGCTAAAGTATTTTGGTCACCATCTTTGAACGCAGTACCACTATGTAACTCACACTCTTTTTTGGTAAATACTTTCCTTTCAGTTAACTCCATTTCTTTCGTTTTCTTATTTTTTACCATATCCATTAGAATACCTTCTCTGATTTCAGGTTTAAAACATACTAACAATGGATGAATCCTTTTATTGAAGGCATCTAAGTATTTAGGTACGTTATATTCATCAGTTGTTAAATTAGGGTTATTTTCAATTTGCTCAGTTGGAATTAATTTACATTGCAGATTTATTGTTCTCTCACCAGTTTCTTTATTCGTTACAACTTTAACATCACCATGACTTTTAACCGTACCTGTATTAACGTAATATACTGTATCACCTAAATTAGCTTTGATATTGTTGGCTATCAATAATTCCATATGAGCTTTTTTAGCTTTTAAATTACCAGCTATTGTAGTTGTTTTCATATCAGTCATATAAGAAGATATTGAATCTTTAACATTAGCTTTTGAAGCTATTTTAACTAATGGGATTCTAAAATTATAGATATCATCAACCGTTCTGTTGTATAAATCAATAAAACTTTCACCATCACCGTTTAAAAGATATTTAATCCCTTCATCTAGGAAATCTTCAATATAACCTGGCATCTTAGACGATTTAATAGTGTTACCAACCAACTTTGTTTTACCACCAATAAAGTTAGCATAATTTTTTCTAGAGAAATTAATTGTTGATGAACAAATATCATCAATATCTAATCCCATTCTACCAATCATAAATAATTCATTGAATTTGGCCACTACAGCGTCTAAACCTACAAGGATTTTACCTTTATCTTTTTCAGTAAATCTATGAGTACCTTTAGGTATGTAAGTATGTTTACTAACATCTTTTGGAATTGCGAAGTTGAATCCATCGGTATTCTTTAAATTAACACCTCCAATACCACCTATGAAAGTCCCATCCTCAGTTGATATATCATAAACGTAATTTTCTTTATCTCTATTTAAAATTTCTTCATTTTTCCAAACCTCATTCGCTTGCATTATCGTTTTATCGGTAAACTCAGAATTATTACGATTACTATTTCTTAATTTAAATGATATGAAATTCTCTTTATCTTTACGAAGTTTTAATTTGTATTGAACTCCTAAACAATTCAAAAGATACCCAATACCCGACATCGCAACTTGTGATTTCATACCAATATCAGAAACCGTTTCCATATCATTACCATACCCATCAGAAGCGCAAACACCATCCATGAAAGCTTTTTTATTTTCTAAAGTAGTATTTAAAACAAATGTTGGTACTTTCTTTTCTCTATAACTAGTATAAAAATCCTCACAGAACCTTTGACTAAAATCAGTTTTATACACCACAAGGTTATAAACACCACTACTTTTACGATGGTCTTTAATCCTTGGTTTAACATCCCAAAAAGCCCAATTTTCTTCAATAATGGATTTTAATTTCTCAAGGTTTTCCAAATTATTACTAGATATTTTCCACTCACCTCTCACTCCTTTATTTATATGAGTTTCACCAGTTTTACGAGATTTATAATATTGTTTCCTTGACCCATATATCGCAGAACCATCCCCTAAGAAATATCCTAGTAACCAATAAAAATCAGTTCTAGTCTCAGGGAAAGTATCTGTATTATGCTGTGGTAATTGGTGAACGTCTATTAAATCACCCCTTTTAAGTGAAGATGGTTTAACTTGAATTCCATTTTGGAATAAAGAGTGGTCTTCAGTAACGCAAACTAATCTATCTTTAGTGGAAACTCTATGAATTTGTTTTTGAGTTTCATGTTTATAAACATAATTAATTTCTTTCCAACCATTAACAGTTAAAACTTCATAAGGTTTAGTCTCATAATCTCTAATTTCTTCTTCATCAATAGAATTCGAATTAGGGTTATATAAATCACAAATAGGTAAAATATCAATTGCCCCATTATCTTTCCATTTTATATAAATTGGCGTGTTAAAAGTAACAGAATCACCAACCAGAGGTCTAAAATCATAATCCATAAAGAATTTAACCATCAATCTCAAATATTGTCTTCCTCTACATGTTGTTTCTTCAGCACAATTAATATCACCCCAGTTAAAGATATTTGGTGCCCCTAGTGAACCAAAGAATGAGTTACCAAGAATTTTAATTGGTAATTGTTTCTTATCGTACATACTAGCTAAACTACTTTCTTTTTCTATTTGAGATTCTAGTAATTCAAAATCTTCTTTAGGTAATTTATCACCATTAGCTTTCTTAAAGTCTTTTAATTTAGATAATTCACCTTTATGATGGTTCATTAGATTTTTAAATTTATCCCTTGTTGAAGCGATATAAATTAACATACCTTTCATTACTCCCGTAATATCAGTGTCAGGGAAAACATCATGCGTAATCTCAATATTAGGATATAGAGCAGCAAAATCCAGTTTTGCGACGTCTTCAGCATATCCAACCTCTAGTAATCTAGATAATCCACCAGTAAATGTTTTTCTAGGTTTTAAATCAGGGATAGCCAATCTATTTTCATAAGACCATGCTAACATAATCAATTTCCAAATACCAGCTGTTCCCATTGTTGTTGAACGCATATAAGATGTAGGAATAATTTTAGATAATAAGAATGAAGCTTGATTATAAACACCATCCACTTGTTCAGTTTCCCAAAGGTCATCAAGTAAGTATTGTCTAACTATATCAGAACCCTTAGCCTCCTTATAACCTTCTTTTAATGGGTTTTCTTCATTTATCTTATAATAAGTGCCATCAGTATTATTATAGGCGTATACGCTATCCTTATCGTTCCAAGTTTCATATATTTTATTACCTTCAACATAAACTCGATTCTCTTTATTTAAACCTGAAAATTTGGTAATATATTTTAACCCCGCTTTTTTAATATTCGAGTTGATTGCTTTTGCTCTACGAACTGCATGATAAACATCAACAATATTATAACCCCACATTGTGGTTTGTTTATAATATTCACGCTCACCACCTAATTTAAGTGATTTATCAACCCTTCTAATTTTACTATTACCATGTCTATCTAAAGTCTTAGCGATTAATTCAATATCTAACCCTAAAATATCACATCTAGTAAAAATAAAATGCCAGTCAAAGTTTTCTGAGTTATAACCAGCTATAACATCAGGTTTTAGTGTATTAATTACATCAAAAAATTTAAGAATTGAATAAGCTTCATAATCCCTTAATTCTTGTTTGGTACCTTCTTGTGGAACTTCTATAATTTCTTCGTAACCTCTATTATCTCTAATACCAACTTGAAATATTTTATCATCCTTATACCTAATAGGTTCATTGGTACTATCAAATTCATATAATTTGGTTAAATCTTCACCAGTACCCATCCTCTCTTTAATATCTTCAATATCTTCCTGAGATAATAATCGACCTTTTGGGTTTAATCCTGTTGTTTCTAAGTCAAATTGAAGTCTATGGACATCGTTATAATCATCCATCCCTTTAAACAATCGTCTACCAGTGGCAATTAAATATTGTTCAACTGGGTTTATTGTTATAAAATAACTTTTGTGTGAATCACCATAAACATCAATACCACCATCTTTAAAAAAATTTAATAATTTTGTATAAGGGCCTTTAACTTTGGCAATGTATTTAAAACCATTCTTCATTCGCCTAGCTTCTTCTTGGTCAGGCATGGAAGTTTTTAGTTTTTTAATAGAAACACCATATTTTTTTGCAGAGGCGGCAATTAAATTTCTTTTACCACCAAACATTATTTTAGTAACTTCCTCTTTAAACCATAAAAATGAAATTAATGAGTCTTTTGATATAAATTTACCTCTTTCAGGGTCATTAATTATCAATGAAACATCTGGGCTACCATATGGAATTTCTACACCTACAATATATTTCTTTTGGTTTCTACCCTCTAAGAACCTAGCAATAATTTCTTCGTCAACCATTTTTGTCTATAACTTTGTGCAATAAAACACAATTTTTAGCCAAAAAACAAGTTTTTTTTAAAGATTTTTATCATAATTTGTTACTTACCAGGTTTTTACGATATTCATTTGTATGATAAAAGTTTTAAAATGTAATACAAAAATATTCACGAATTTATGGAGATTTAAGAAGTTTAATTCTCAAGGATGTGAATATATAATTTATCTCTAATTGGGACTATTAGAGTACCAGAGCCATCTCTAAATACTATTTTAAATTCGCCAATATAAGTACCAGCTTGTTTAGTTTCTTTTTCTGTAAAGTAGTATGCAAGGTAATATTCTTCACCTACACAGTCACTTGAGGATTCTTTTAGTAAGCATAAAGCGTCTTTACCACCAATTCTTTTAACCCCAGTATTTGTATCTGTCATACAAAATGTTATATCAGAATTTTGTATCATATCATGGAATCTACTATAATCGTTTCGTCCATCGTTAATTAATTCCAATTTTAAAATCGGTAATGTTGCTTTTTTATTTATGTAAAAATCCATTTGTTCTTTTATTATAAATATATTGTTATGTATTTAAAGATTGAATTAATACAATTGCTTGGTCAATTGTTTGGAAACTCCTATTTGGAACCAATACATGTTTATCAAATATGATGATAGGGATTACAGGTTCACCAACGAAATCAAATAATTTAATGACATGTTCTCTATTGGAATCATCATCAATATTTATATTGGTGAACTCAAGGTTTAATTTGCTTAACTTTTCTTGTAAATCCTTACAATAAGGGCAATTATTACTTGTATATACTTTTATCATAACTCTAATCCGTTTTCTTCTAAATCATTTAATAATCTGGATAATCTATCACTAGTTTTATCACCTCTATTTAATATTTTATCAATATTTTTTTGTTTATTCATCACAGAATACCACATCACAAAAGATACTGTACCTCTAAATAATTGGTAATAAACTGAAACGTTATTTTTCTGCCCGATTCTGTAACAATTATGAACATTATAATTACCAACTACAAATGAGTGGTCATCTTCTACTGATAAATCATAAACCCTTTCCTCACCTCTTTTAGGTTTTGAAATTTTAATTGATTTAATCGGGTAAGTAATATAATCACCTACTTGATTAATTCTTTTATTTTCAACTCTATTTAATGAATACTCAATTGAGTAATTATTAACATTTTTATTAGATAAAGTAACACTCCTACCTAAATTAGCGTTATATCTAACCAATTGTGATATTAATTTTAAAGAAGCGGTAGTAGCTTGTTGAGTATTTTTACGTTGGTAACCATCACCATGATAATACCCATCTAATAAATGTTTTAATTGTTCATTATTTAAATAATCAACCCAATATGGTAATTGTTTAGAATATACATTTTCACCGAACCACATTTTAAATAAATTTGCCATTTCACTAGAATGTATGGTACAAGTTTTTGTATTATTTTTATCAACATAAGATGAATGTTTATCAATTTTAAAACCCCTTTTTATTATATCAATAATATATTCTGAAGCGTCATACATTTTAGGGTTAGTTATTTTTTGACATACATTAATTGTATCTGATTTATTATCAGAAATACTACACCAACCATCAGCAATGTAAAACCCAAAAGCGTATAATAATTCATTAGTTAATAAAACACTTTTAGGTAAAGTAACTAACCTACCATTGGTTTGTAAAAGATTGTGATTATTTTTAAAGTACTTACTTTTAAAACTTGGTATTTTTAATTCTTCTAATCTACTTATTGGTTGATGTTCACTTCTAATCGTTAAAAAATGATTCAAAATATTTAAATCTTTTGCTTCAATCCAAATAAAATCATCTAATATTTTATCATATACATATAATTTATGGTCATGTGTAACTGATAAACTGTTATTATATCCAAAAGCATTTATATCATATCTTAATTTTTTACGTTCTAATTTAGAAGTTTTATCAATTACATTTTTAAATTTACCTTTATGTGTATAAACTTTATCACCAATTTCAATTTCTTGAATCATTTTATAACCATCGTCAGTCATAACCCATTGGTCACCAAATATACATCTATCTTCCGCTTGTTCATTATCCCCTGGCACCCAACTGAATGAATTAAAGATAACCACAGTACCTTCAGTTAACGTAATACCAACACCCGCAGAAGCTATATTTCCAATAAATACCTTACATTTCTTATTGGTTTGGAATTTATCCACTGATTTTTGTTTTTCAGTTGAATTCATTCTACCATTATGTATAACGCATTGATTTCCGAAATGTTCAGCTAATTCTTCCAATTCATCAGTAAAAGTAGTAAAAATAACGATTTTTTGACCTTGTTCTATGGCATCTTCAGCTAATTCGATTGTTTTTGGTATCACTTCCATAGCAATAAACTTTCTTAAAAGACCTAATTCAACCAAATCTTTATTTAAACTAACTCGCTTACCTTCAGCCGCCTTTTTCTCTAAATATTCTTCCCAAAGGTTTTCATATTCAGCCCAACCACGTTTTGACATATCATGATACATTGTGGTAATGGTTTTATCTGGCATATCCAAAACATCAGTTTTTAATCTTCTTAAAAGGTTGTTTTTAGTTCTAATTCCTAATTCATCTAAATTAGAAGCACCATCAGTTATCCAAATCTGTCTTTTAACTCCGTTTATTACTTTATAAAATCTTTTAGCATCACAATATCTTTGAGCAAAGAACTTCCAATTATCAGCCAATGGTGATTTAACCAATTTTAATAAATTGAAGAAATCCATAGGTCTATTAGCAATTGGTGTACCTGTTAATAACCACACTTTACCGATTTGACCTTTAGAAACAATATCATTGATTAATTTGGTTCTTTGAGCTTTGGGGTTTTTAACCTTATGAGCTTCATCTAAAATCATCAAATCATAATCTTCATCAATTATATTGGTGTAACAAGGGTCACCTTCTTTTTTAGGTTTACCTATACTGTGAAAGTTTTTAAGTATTTCATAATTTATAATGGTAAACCTACCAACGTGAGACCACTTACTACCATTAATAATCGTAGCTTTTTGTTTAAAACTTTCTATTTCTCGTTGCCAAGTAATTTTCATACTCACTGGACAAATTATTAAAACTTTTTTAATATCCATTTCTAATGCAGCGATAATTGATTGATAAGTTTTTCCTAGGCCCATCGAATCAGCTAAGATTGCACCATCTCTACACGCTAAGAACTCAATACCACTTTTTTGATGCTCATATGGGTGACGGCCATCAGTGTCTAATTCTTCATATTTACCCCAATCAATTTCAATTTCACATTCAGTAAAATATGGGTCATCCAAAACCATTGTTTTTGGTAACCAATACATTTTGGATTGTTTTTGTTTTTGTGTTAGCTTACCATAAACGTGATATGTCTTTTCTTGGTCAGCCAACATTGCTTGAATTAGCATACGCTCAGGTACAAAAGATAAACTGTATTTATCTTTTAATGATTCACCTAGAAATGGGTTAATCCTAATCACACGATTTAGGACTTGTGGTTCCACATCATGAAATTTATTTATATATTCAACTTGACCTTCAGTTAAAGTTATTTTATCATTTTTTCTTAACTTACTTTGCAAGTCTTTTAAGTATGGGTTAATCCCTGTATATGTTTGTAATAAGGTTACTGCACCTCTACTCTTTATGTCTTCTAAATTTATCAAATTAATTATTTTTATAACAATATATTATATTGTTAATATACTAAATTTTAATGAAAAAGTAAATAGTTGGGACTATTTATATAATATGAAATATTTATCAATATATGATTAAGAGTTATGGGTGCAAATAGAAATAAAATACCAATTAAAAGAATCAACAAATAAGTTTTATAAAACGGAGCGTAAAACCCATTCATCGCTTTAGCGTGAATGGGATGTAAGCAACAAAAAGATTTGACTTTTAAAAATAAAGTTGTATATTTTTATTAACTCTGGTTTTGGGATGCAATCGGAGTATAAACAAAAACAAGTGGAGGCGTTGACGTTGGTCGAGTCTATGAAACTTGAAGCCCAACCCATCGGCTCGCCGTGGGTGGGTAGTTCACTGAAAAACTTAAAAGTAGGAAAAAAGAAATTGGTTATAATATATCAGTTGGTGGTCGAAATGGAGTAACTCTTAACAGAAAACATTCTAAAGAAACAATAAAGAAAATGAGTGAAACTAGAAAGGGGATTACATTTTCTAAGGAAACTTTAAAAAAAATGAGTGAAGCTAAAAAAGGTAAAAAACACTCTAAGGAAACTAGAGAAAAGATGAGTAGAGTTAAAAAAGATAAAAAAGGTAAAAAACACTCTAAGGAAACTAGAGAAAAGATGAGTAGTCTTAGAAAAGGTAAAAAACATTCTAAGGAAACTTTAAAAAAAATGAGTGAAGTTAAAAAGGGTGATAATAACCATTTTTTTGGTTTATCTCACACAATGAAAATTAGAAATATCATTTCCAAAAAAAACTCTAAAAAAGTATTTGAATTTAAAGATGGTGATAAAATTAATGAATGGGATAGTTTAAGTAAATGTGCTTTAGATAATAATATTAATATTGGTTACTTATCAAAATGTATAACTAATAATAAAAAATGTAAAAAAAGATATTTTAAATATGAAAAAGTTGGTACCAATTAAAAGAATCAACAAATTTTTCTCTAAAAGAGATTTTGATTTGGAAATTTCTTTAGGTCGTGAAGCGATAGAAGGTGATGGAAATTTTACTGTAATTTTATATAGAGTTGATAGGGAAACAACCCAGGTTGATGATTTATATGGTGAAGCAAGTGCTAGTGAAATCAATTTTCTACCTCCCGTTGAGATTTATATAGTTCCGATTATAGATAAAGCTGAAAATAAAACATATAATCCAGATTCCATGCGTTATCTTGAAGATGGTAATTTAACTTTCATTGTTTATGTACAACATTTAAACGAATTGGCTGTTGATATAACTGTTGGTGATTATATAGCGTATCCAATTGATGAATCGGACGTTGTTTATTTTAATGTGACTAATGCTGGTGAAAAGAATTACGACAACGCTCACACAATAATGGGTTATAAAGGTGCTTATAGAATTATCAATTGTACTTTTGCCAATGAAGATGAATTCAAAGGAATATAAAAAAAATAAATTATGCCACTACCAAAAGGGTTTATTAAAAAAGTAAATTTTATACATCAAAATGTCGGACCTGAAAAAAGACAAGACTACCTTGATGATATAGATTATAAAGGTACGTACCTGCCAAAGGGTGTGAGCTATGAAGATATCGATAAAACATTCATCGATTTTATTGATAAAGAATTATCCCTAGAAATTGATGGTGAATTAGTGCCAGTAAGATTCTTAACCATTCAAAGGTTTGCTGAATTCTCTAAAACATGGTCATTTTCAGATAAATTTAAAAACTTAAAAATGCCCTTCATTACCGTAGTTAGACAACCTGATATTCAGGTAGGTACTAACCAAGCGGGTATATGGAATATTCCAGGCCAACAAGTCTATACATACATGAAAGTACCTACTTTTATTGATGGTAGAAAGGGTATGGACACATATAAAATTCCTCAACCAACTTCGGTTGATATTACTTATGATGTTAGATTTTTCTGTAATAGAATGAAAGATTTGAATAAATTACACACAATTGTTCAAACAACCTTTAACTCTAGACAGTTTTATATTAATGTAAATGCACACCCAATGCCAATTCATTTAGAGAAAATTGGTGATGAGAGTCAAAAAGATGATTTCGACAAAAGAAGATTCTATGTTCAACATTTTGAAATGAAAGTATTGGGATATATTTTAGATGAAGAAGATTTCGAACATATCCCAACTATTAACAGGGGTAATATTCGATTTACGGAAGAATAAAGTGAAGCATTTATATTTATTAGTATGCCACAAGGATATAAAAAAAATATAAAATTTATAAATCAAAATATCGGACCTGAAAAAAGGCAAGATTATCTTGATAATATAGATTATAAAGGAAGTTATTTACCTAAAAGTATCTATTACGAAGATATCGACCAAACATTTATTAATTTTGTTGATAAAATTTTAGAAATAGAAATTAATGGGGTAAAGGTCCCTGTTTATTTTTTAACCATCCAAAGATGGGCTGAATTCTATAAAACTTGGGATACAGCTGATAAATTCAAAAATATTAAAATTCCCTTCATTACTATAGTTAGACAACCTGATATTCAAGTTGGAACAAATCAAAATGGATTATGGAATATTCCAGGCCATAAACTATACACTTATATGAAAGTACCTACCTATATAGGTGGTAGAAAAGGTGCTGATATGTATAAAATCCCTCAACCAACTTCAGTTGATATAACTTATGAAGTTAGGTTTTTCTGTAATAGGATGAGAGATTTAAATATGTTTAATAGAAAAACTCAATTTACTTTTCAATCAAGACAATACTACATCAACGTAAGTGGTCATCCAATGCCAATACATTTAGAGAATATTGGTGATGAAAGTCAGGTTACTGATTTTGATAGACGTAGATTTTATGTTCAAAATTTTGAAATGAAAGTATTGGGTTATATTTTAGATGAAAATGATTATGAATTTGTACCAACTATCAATAGAATGATAGTGTTTACAGAATTATACGATAAAAAACTTAAACCTAAAGTAGTTATTAGGTCATTTAAAGATATTGATGAGATAATTTTAAACGTTGTTATTAAAGCGGACCATTATACTGAAGAATTTATAATAGTACCAGAATATGATGCTGAAATAAGGTCAATAACATACGTAACAAACGTTACAAATGTCAATATAGCCATCAATGGAGTTCAACAAACACTTCCATTTAATATTTTAGCAAACCAAGAAATAACTTTAACTGTTGATAGAGATGTAACTAAAGAAGCTAGATTTGAAATTAAAGGATTAGTTAAATAATGAGTAATATTAATAGAACATATGTATTTGAAACCGTATTAATTAGCGGTGGGACTAGTGGAACTACTCTTGAGTTCTTCACTGGTGCAACCTTTGATACAGGTACAGGTCATTTAGTGCTGATACAACAGTGATAGCCGCTGCGGTTTGGGATAAATTAACTGCTGACCATCAAACTGCCGATACATTCGGTAAAATGTTATATGATATATTGGTTGCTACTGGACAGATTCAACATACAGGGAATGTCAATACTGAATTACTTAAAAATAAGCCAAATAATCCGTAATTTAATTTTACGAATTTTTTTCCATATTTATATATAGAGGTTATTCACCATATAAGTCTGCTTGTTTTTTACAAGCATCCTTGATTAACTTCTCAACAAACCCAAACATTTTAAGACCATTGTCTTGACAATAATCTTTTAAAATTTTATGTGTTGTTGGTGTGATTTTCAAGTTTTTACTCCTTTTCATAGGGTTTTTATTATAAATATAGAGGAAGTATGATAAAACTAAGACAAAAATCATACTAATTATTATATATGTAATATATAATAAAACCTTTTGATAAAAATTTATATATTTATTTAAAAATAAGAATTACAAACTTTAAAATATTAATTACATGAGTTCTAACAACAGAGTATTCGTAAGCCCAGGAGTTTACACTTCAGAGAAAGATTTATCATTTGTAACACGTCAAGTTGGTGTAACAACATTAGGTTTGGTAGGTGAGACAACAAAAGGTCCAGCTTTCCAACCAATTTTTGTTTCTGACTTTAACGAGTTCAAAGCGTTTTTCGGTGGTCTTAACGCAACAAAAGTAGCCAGCACAGGTTACCCAAAATATGAATTGCCATATATCGCAAAATCATATTTCACAAAATCAAACCAACTGTATGTGACTAGAGTTTTAGGATTTTCAGGCTATGATGCTGGACAATCTTGGGCGATAACAGCTGATAATAACCAAGTGGTTGCGCTTTTAAGAAGTAGAGCCGCTTATGATGGTACTGAAACATTAACATTCCAAACTACCGCATTAGGAATGGTTGATAGTTTAAGTGCGTTGACTGCTGATGCTAAGGCTGAGTTTACTCTTAGTGGGGCTTCAACAACAAGTACTGGATTTACATACAACGTTTCTTTTGATTCAACCAAAAAGAATTTCATTACTAGAGTATTAGGTACTAACGCTGAAACAGGTCAAGCACCTATTTATGTTGAGGAAATTTATTCAAAGATGTTAGAAAATTTAATTTCTACTTCAGGTGTGACTGGATTAACTGTTGGGTTAATTGATAATGCGTCTATATTTTCAGATTATAAAACTGAATATTTACCAGCTGTAACACCATGGGTAGTTTCAGAGGTTAACGGTAACGTTATTAAAAAATTATTTAGATTAGTTACAATATCTGATGGTAATACTGCAAACTCTGAAATTAAGGTTTCAATTGAAAATATTAAACCTGATGATAGAGAATTCGATGTTAGAATTAGGGCTTTTTATGATACTGATGCAAACCCTGTTACATTAGAAAGATTTTCAAGATGTACTATGGACCCAACTTCAGATAACTTCGTTGCTAGAAGAATTGGTACTTTAGATGGTTTTTATGCATCTAACTCAAATTATGTATTACTTGAATTGGATGAAGATGAAGATACTACAACTTCTTTCCCAGCTGGTTTTACAGGTGTTCCATCAAGAATTTATAGTGGTGTTGATGCACCTTCAATTGGGTATAACCAATCTTACGCTGCATATTCTAAAATTAGAAAAATTTATTTAGGTTTATCTGATACTGTTGGTATTGACCAAAATTTCTTTAATTACTTAGGTACTGATTTAACAGTAACAAGTGGTGTTACTGATGGATTCCACATGGATAGCGGTGCAACTAACAGTATGTTAGCTGGATACACCTTTGTTAATGGTGATTCTGAACTTAGAGATGATGCTGGAATAGTTGGTACTAGCTACGAAAAGATATATTCTCGTAAATTCACAATGGCACCTTACGGTGGTTTTGATGGGTGGGATATCTTTAGAAATAGTGAAAGAACAAACACTGACACATTCAAAATTGGTGGAGCTAAAAGTAGTTTAGCTATAACAAGTACTGCAATTGAAACTAAAGTTGTGAGTAACGGTGATTTAGGAACAACTTCCGATTATTACGCTTATTTTGAAGCTATAAACACATTCAATAACCCTGAAGCTATTAACATTAATGTGTTAGCAACACCAGGTATTGATGTATTTAATCAAACAAATTTAGTTGAAGCTACAATTGAAATGGTTGAAGAGCAAAGATGTGATTCAATTTATATTGTAACTACACCAGATAGAAATGCTGGTACTGAAGATATCTTAGATGTTGATGATGTAGTTTCTACATTGGATAATACAGGAATCGATAGTAACTATACTGCAACATACTGGCCTTGGGTGCAAGTATCTGATACAGATAACAACGTATTACTTTACTTACCGCCTACAAGAGATGTGTGTAGAAATATCGCATTAACTGATAATGTATCATTCCCATGGTTTGCTGTGGCGGGTGTTCAAAGAGGTGTTGTGCAAGCGATTAAAGCAAGAAAAAAATTAACTCTAGATGAAAGAGATACATTGTATGAAGGTAGAATTAACCCAATTGCAACATTCGCTTCTGAAGGACTTGTTATATTTGGTAATAAAAACTTACAAACTAAAGATTCTGCATTAAACAGACTTAACGTAAGAAGGTTATTATTACAAGCAAGAAAATTAATATCTGCTGTATCAATAAGATTATTATTCGAACAAAACGATGAAGTAGTAAGAAATCAATTCAAAACATTGGTTAACCCAATTCTTGAAAACATTAGAAGTGAAAGAGGTCTTACAGATTTCCGTGTAGAAGTTGATAACACACCTGAATCAATTGATAGAGGTGAATTAAATGGTAGAATTTTAATAAAACCAACTAGAGCTTTAGAGTTCATCACAGTTGAATTTGTGGTAATGAATACTGGTGCTTCATTCGAGGACATATAAAGTATTAATATAATAAAAAACTCCTTAATGATTTATTAAGGAGTTTTTTTATATGTAATAGTTCCACAATCATAAATTCTATTAAAACCCCTATTACTCATTATCTCACATTCAGTTAGATTTCCATCAAAACCTTCTTTAATTAATTTATCTTTTCTAAAACCAAATCTATGTTTACGATTTTTATTAATAACATACCAATAATTAGGTTTGTTGATTCTAATTTCTTCAAAACCTAATGTTTTATATAATCCACCATCACTCCATCTTCTATCTGCATAACTAACAATTTCTTTCGGCCTATTTTCACGTATGAAATGTTTTAAAAGTTTTGATGCACCACCAATAACATTTGTGTTTAATTTATTACAAAATCTAGACAATTCAAAATCATATTTTTGTTGTCCAATACCCAATCTAGGTTTATTAAATAACATAATACTAACCAATTCACCCTTATAACGCAATCCAATGTGATGCGTTGCATTTATACCACCTTGTAGGTGATTATCATTAAGAAATTTAATACTCTCTGAGTTACTTATATTATCTATAATACACTCTCTACCATAAATTCTATTTTCAGTTAGATTTAATAGATTTTTTAATCTTGATTTAACAATTTCTGGTGTGTTAACCCATTCATCTTCAAAAATATGGATTAATTGAATACCTTGTTTATCACATAATTGGGTTTTATTTAAATGATAATCTTTATTTAAAAATTCTTCAGAATGCCAATATAATCCATCAAACTCGATTGCTATTTTCTTAGATGGTATGTATATATCTAATTCTTTACCTAATATTATTGACCTATTAGATGTAATTGTGTCAACACCTAACGAATTAATGAATTTATTAATTTCAATTTCTTGGTTGGATATAATTGAGACACATTTAGCACAACCATGTCCACTTAAATGGTCATAAGGTAATTGCTCAAAATCACCATGCTTGGGGCATGTAATATTGTATTTATTAACCATATTAACATAATCACCAGACTTGTAAGTGTATTTATTATTATGAACAAGATTAGCTTTTATTATGAATTCTGTGTTTGATAAAGTTAATTTAACTTTTGTAGATTCAATACCACAACTAGGGCAGCCTTTACCTCTAATATGATTATAAGGTTGTTGTTTAAATTCACCATGAATTGGACATATAATTGTAACTTTTGTTTTTGAATCTACATAATTAACTTTGATGTAATCATATTTATTACCATGGGTATTTTCAGATTTAATTAAAAAATCAGTTAATGTTTCTTTTATATTTTTACGTTCTAAATGACATTTTTGACAACCCGATTTATAATGACCATTTGGTAATTGTTCAAAATCACCATGTTTGGGGCATGTTATTATTAATTTATTTTCAGAACCGTTATACACTGTTTTAGAATAATTATATTTATTACCATGAGTGTTTTTAGCTTTAATTAAAAACTCATCTAAATTAGTAACTTTACCACCACATAAAACACATTTTTTATAACCTCTTAAATGTTCAATAGGTGTTTGTTTAAAATAAATTAAATGTTCATTACATAGGATATCTATTGGTGTTTGACTATCTAGGTAATTCATTTTTGAATAATCGAATTTATTTTTGAATTTATTTTTAACCTTTTCTAAAAATTTATCAACCTTTTTAATATTTTTTTTCATTTTTTTTATATTTATTATTAAATAACAATTAGTATTTTACAATGATACTACAAAAAATTTAAAAAAACAAGAAAATATGTCAGATTTATTGATGAAAATGCCCGTACCATACGAGCCTAAGAAAAAAAATAGATGGTTAATGAGATTTCCAGCCGAATTAGGTATTCAACAATGGTGGTTGCAATCAGCATCACGTCCTTCAATAGAACAAAATGAAGTGGAGATTCCTTTCTTGAATACTTCAACTTGGGTTATTGGTAGATTTACTTGGTCAACAATAGACGTTGTTTTCAGGGATGCAATTGGGCCTTCATCTTCTCAAGCTATTATGGAATGGGTAAGATTACAATCTGAGTCAGTAACTGGAAGACAAGGTTACGCTGCTGGATATAAAAAAGACGTTGAAATTGAAATGTTAGACCCAACTGGTGTTGTTGTTGAAAAATGGCAATTACAAGGAACGATGTTAACAAATGTTGGTTTTGGTGATTTAGCAATGGATGATGATGGTATCGCAGATATCACAGCTACATTGAGATTTGACAGAGCAATATTAATATTCTAGTATCATACTGATTATCAGTTAGTTACAAATTAAAAAGTAAAATAGCTACGTCAAATATTAGGATTCTAAAATTTCAAATAATGATATACAATATGTCATGTGGTTTGAAATGAAAATAAACGGTTTAGGACCGATTATAGTCAAACGGCTATTAAAATCACTTAAGTTTCGCTACCTAAGTGATTTTTTTTTATATTTATATTAAACAGATTTTATGAAAATACCAATAGTTAAATACAGTGATAAATTCTTAGACTCAATTAGTTGGTTTATGAAAATAGGTGGCGTTACTTTATGGCCATATATCGTATTAAGAGAAAGATATAATAGCTCACAATATTATAAAAATGTGGCTAAAAAAATTATTAATCACGAATCAATTCATATAAAACAACAACAAGAAATGTTAGTGATACCATTTTATTTATGGTATGGTATTGAATGGTTTATAAAACTTTTTAAATACGGCACAAAGGCGTATAATAACATTTCATTTGAAAGAGAAGCGCATTCTAATGATGATAACCTAGATTATCTTAATGAAAGAAAATTCTGGGCATGGATTAAATATATATAAAATGACAAGAAGAAATGATAAAAAATCAGCAATGCGTGAAGCTAATAAGAGGTTTCAAGAAAGAATGAATGCTCAAAGTTTATATGCTGAAGAAAAAGTAGTTAAATACACTATTGTTCCAGATTTATACCCTCAATTGTCTAAAATCTTAAAATAATGAAAACAAAATTAAAGATAACCGAAGCACAATTTAAAAGATTAAAAGAAATTTTAATCAAAGAAACTAAATTTAGTTGGGATGGAAGATATGCCAACGAAGATGTGAACGAAATTATGCTGGGTAATGATATGGAATTACCATTAGAAGAAGATTTAGATGAAACATGTGGTTGTCCACTTAACCAACCAGAACCAACAGACGTTAAAAATAGTCAATGGTTTTCAAAAGAAGATGGTGAAAGAACTATCGATAATATCTACAATTAAGAAAAAAAACTTTATTTTAAGTATTTATAGTATATAATATATTTAAATAAGTTTTTATAAAATGGAAAAACCAAATGTATTCCCAGCATCAAAAATGACTGATGCTATGAAGGAAGCCAATGAAACTGGCACAAAAATAGCTCAACAAGCTAAAGAAGAATTAGCTATCATCGAAAAACACAAATCTAAAGGTGAAATGGAGGCTCAAGCTCAAATGAATAAAGAAAGTCTTGAGCGTTTAGAAGAACAATTAAGATTAAGAGATGAATTAATCGCACAAAGAAAGGCTGAAGCTCAAGGTCTAGAAATTGAAGCACCAATTGATGTTAAACCTAAAGTAAGTTATTCACAACCTGAAACAAAAGCGCATAAAAAAATTGAATTATCTAATGAAGATAGATATGCGGCTTTAAGTACTCCACAAGAAGACGTGCCTTATGACCTACTTAAATTACCAAGTGAAGGGTTATTATACAAAAAAGGTAAAAGTGCCTTAAAAGTGGCTTATTTGAATGCTATGGATGAGAATATCATTACCAACCCAAATCTTTTAAAGTCAGGAAAGTTTTTAGAGATATTAATCAATAGAAAAATATTAGATACTAACATTAGATATAAAGATTTACATGTTGGTGATAGAAATGCAATTATGATTTGGTTACGTTCTACAGGTTTTGGACCAATGTATAAAATTAAATTGAATGACCCTAACGATGATTATAAAGAATTTGAGGTTGAACTTGATTTATCTAAATTAGGAATTAAACATTTAGGTGTAAAACCTGATGAAAATGGTCATTTTACATTTAAATTACCTGTTGCTCAAACAACAATAAAATTTAGACTATTAAATACTGGTGATGTTGAAGATATTGAAACTCATTTGGATGAAATGTCTAAAGAAATGGGACCTGAATTTACTGACGCTTCAACATACACACTTTTAAAGCAAGTTGTTGCAGTTGAAGATGATTATGATTCTGAAACAGTTAAAAACTTTGTTGAACAAAAAATGAGACTTGGAGATGTGAGAGCATTTAGAAAGTATGTGAACGAAATTGAATCTGGCATTGATATGAATATCACAGTCGAGACTCCTGGGGGTGGGTCCCTTGCCACGTTTCTTCCCCTTAACTTTTCATTTTTTTGGCCTGACCTTGGAATATAAGAGGCAGTTATTGGAAGAAATTTATGTTTGTAGACAACATTTAGGGTTTTCTTATGAAGATTTAATGAGAATGCCAACTTATGAAAGACGATTCTTTATGGTTACGTTACAAAACGAAGCTATTGACGCTGAAGAACGTAGAAGTAGTGGTTCTAGAGTTACAAAAACAGGTAAATGGTCACAAACTAGGAAATATTCACCTAAATAAGAAAAGCCCTTAATTATTAGGGGTTTTTATAAAACGGAGCATAAAACCCACCCACCGTTTTTACGTGGGTGGGATATAAGCGACAAAAAAACTTGACCTTTTAACTATAGAGTTGTATATTTACAAATAATAAGTTATCGATAACCAAGATAACCTGTTCTTTGATGTATGATATGTGGTTGGCAAACAAGGTTTTGTTTGCCATAAAATCATGGAAAGCAAATGAAAAGAATTTTCATGTCTGAATGCGGGACGCATTTCGGACAATAAGCAAAAACAAGTGGAGGTGTTGTCGTTGGGCAAGTCAATGAAACTTGAAGCCCATCCATCACGAAGTGTGGATGGGTAGTTCACTAGATATTTATATTAAAACGATTCATTATGAGTGATATGACATACGCATATAAAGTTATGGCTTCATTATTATTAGAAGCTGAACTAAAGGAAGTTTTACCAAATATACAACAAGAAAGTGTAATTAGATTGGTTTTAAAAGATAAATCTGAAAAAACATTTTTTGTTGAGTCAAATTTAGCTGGTAGAGTTATTATGGTTGATAAAAGTGATGGTAAAGAATACACTTTTACCAAAGATGCGATTAGTGATGGTACTTTAACAATTTATAAATATGAAAAAAATTCACCAAGTGGTGAAGGTGCTAAAATCGTATTGAAAGTTGAAGAGTTTAGTACTGCTAAAAAAGGTGGCGAAATAAAACAAGTAGATATCGTTAAACCTATTGAAGAGAATCGTTTAGAGGAAAGAATGAATGAAATGAATGACATTATAAAAACGGCTAAAAAAGGTTCTATAATCAACATTGCTTCAGAAGAAAAAATTGCTGAAAATGATGGTATAACAAATAATATTTTTTTAAGAGTTAATGAAATTACCCCTAAAAAATTAAGTTGTACGTTAGAAGATATCAATTCTGATGGTGAAAGTACTAAAATTAAAACTTTATTAAATACATTTAAAAATAGAAATATATATATCAGCATTAATAGTTTAGTAAAAATTAAAAATAACGATTTAGTGTTAAATCTTTATAGGTCAGATAGAATTGTACAAATTACTGGGTTATTAAATATTGAAGTAGGTGGCGGTGGGGTTGATAACGGTGATAGTGATTACACACCAATGAGTAAACAAGAATTAATTGATAAAATCAAAAGTAGCCCACATAGTAAAGAATATTTAGAAGCTATGGATAAAACACCTGATTTTTGGGATACATTAATGAATGCATCACCAAAAGGTGTTAATCAATTAAACCAAATATTAGATAAAGAGGTAACTAAAAATTCTTATTTAACCGTAGGAAGGCAAATTCAATTCGAAATAATTTCTGGGTCAGTTATAGTTGACAATAACATTAAATTATTGAATACTGATAAATTTAGAAGTCATAAATACCCTGGTAAAATAGAAAAAGGTAATATTATAATAAGTGGGCGTAGAAGAAGTACTAATGGACATTGGGAGTTAAAAATTTTAAAAGATTTAGGTGATGGTAATTTTAAAGTTAGGGTAAGTCATTGTGATATGGACCTTAATTGTAAAATAGTAGAGGATGAAGGCGCAATAAGAATTGTTGAATAATATAAATAATGGCTAAGAAAAATAAACTACAAGAAGAAGAACTTGCTGCCCATAAAGAGAGGGTTAGATTGATTAATGAAGCGTCAAAAAGTTTAAATGACTATAATAAGTTATTACACGAAACTGAAAGCCTCAATAAAAATCTATTATACATACAAGGTCAACGTGCTAAACTACAAGAAGAAGCTAAAAAGCTTCAAGATGAAATAACTAAACGTGAAGCTAACGGTCTTGCATTAACTGATAAAGAAATTGATGCCCGTAAGGTTAAAATAGGGTTAATAAATAATGAGGTTAATTCACTTACAAACGTTGAAATTCAAGCTGAGAAAAACCTTAAAATACACCAAGATGCAGTAAAAAGTGTTAAAGTCCATGCTTTAACTGCAAAAGATATTGTTAGACAAACCAAAGAGTTAGGTAAAATATTATATGACCAACGTCATTATTGGTTAAAACAACAAAAATCTGTTAGAGAGACCGAACTTCAAATGGGTATTCTTTCTAACCAAGCTGCTGGATTCAGAGATAACATATATAAATCTTCTATTACTACTGCTAAAATTGGTATTAACACTAAAGATTTAGCACAACTTCAAGGTAGATATAGTGACAATATTGGGCGTAGTGTTCAATTATCTGGTGAGCAATTAGAGGCAATGTCTCAATTAGCTAAAGGTACTGTTTTAGGTGTTGAGGGTGCTGGTGAATTTGCCGCTGAAATGGAAAACTTCAATATTTCAGCAAAAGGTTCCGTAGCATTCGTTGAAGATATGCTTGCTACATCCACTAAAATGGGTGTTTCAAGTGGTAAAGTTATTAAGAATGTTCAAAATAACATGAAAATAGCTAACAAATATGCATTTAAAGGTGGTATTAAAGGTTTAGGTGAGATGGCTAACCTAGCTACCAAATTTAAAATTGAAATGCAAACTATTGCTGATTTCGCTGAAAACTTAATCACACCTGAAGGTGCGGTAGAAGCTGCGGCTAAATTACAAGTTTTAGGTGGTGCTTGGGCTAGATTAGGTGACCCATTCGAGTTGATGTATAGAAGTAGAAATGATATGAAAGGGCTAACTCAAGATATTATCAATGCTACTAAAGAAACGGCTAGATTTGATGAAGCTACTGGTGAAGTTACTATTGACCCAATGGAATTACATAGGTTAAGGGAAGTTGCCAATGCAACAGGAATGTCATTTGATGAATTAGCTAAATCAGCTAGGGAAGCTGCAAAATTTACTAAAATAGAAAGTGGTATATCTAGTATTTTCAGTGATGAAGATAAATCATTTATATCAAGTCTTGCTCAATTTGATAAAGATAGTGGTGAGTTCAAGGTTACCATGCAAGTAGGTAACGAAACGGTAACTGAAAGTGTTGATGCACTTCAAAGAATTACACCTGAAATTGTAAAATCACAACAAGAATACCAGAAAAGTCTTCAAGGAAGAGCTGAAGAAGCGATGACATTCAATGAAAGATTTGATGCGTTGAAAGATACCTTTAAATCTGGATTATTACCAGCATTTGAAAAGATTTCAGGTGTGATTGAAAGTTTAATTGCTACTTTCAGTCCTATGGTCACAAATATAGCTGAATTTATGGCTGAATGGCCAAAAACATTTGCAGCTATTGGTGGTGTAGTTACTGGATTAGCATTGATTGGTAAAGAAGCTTTATGGTTTGCTAGAGGTATTAAATTAGGTTTAGGTTTTAATAGTGTTGCTAATGCTGATGGTGGTATTAATAGCCTTTTAGATGATGCTAAAGGTGTTACTTCTAAACAATGGGGTGGTAAATTATTTGGTAATATGGCTAAAGGTGGTGGATTTAAAGGGTTACTTAGAAATGTAGGTAAAGGTTCAGTTTCTGGTGGTGCTATTGGTGCTGGTCTTTTAGCTGGTGGTTTAGCTGGTTATAATGAATGGTCTGAAAACAAAGAAGCTGGTATGGATACTGGTGAAAATATACATCGTACTGCAATGACTGGCCTTGGTGGTGGCCTTGGTGCTTGGGGTGGTGCTGCTGCTGGTGCTGCAATTGGTTCAATTATTCCTGTAATTGGTACTACTATTGGTGGTATTGTTGGTGGTATTGTTGGTGGTTGGGGTGGTACTAAACTCGGTGATTTGGCTGGTGATGCTAGATATGGTGGTGAAGGTATGAATTATAGTATGCCACAAAATGATTTCATTGCTAGACCTAATCAAGATGCAATTCCATTTAATTCAAGTGATACATTGATTGGAGCTAAACCCGATGGACCTATTGATAGAATATTAGATAAAAACGGCATTGCTAAGCCAGGTAAAAATGACGATTCAATTGATAGTTCATCATTAATAAAAGCGATTGAAAAAGGTAAGAACATTGAAAGATATATTAGTAAAGAAAAAGCTTATAACCATAGTGGTAGTAAGGTTTTAGTCGAATTTAATAAACCTTTAGCGGTTGAAGGAAAGTTAGAATTAACTACTAATGATGGAAGTTTTAAAATTGATTTAAACGACCCATTTTTAATGAGAGAATTGAGTAGGAAGATACAAGAACAATTAACTTCGGCTATTAATGGAGGTAGAATACCTTCTAACCCAATTGTTGCTTAATTATTTTATCTCTCAAAACCCTTATAAAATAAGGAAAAGTAAAATTTTTTAAAAAAAGTTGAGTTTTTCCTTGTATTTTTTTAATTTATTTTGTTTTTTATAAAGTATTAATAGAATATATTATATATTAAAATTAATTTAAATACTAATAGTATACTAATTTAAATACTAATATTGCGTTTTTAAGTTTTCAACTAAACCCTACTGTTTTTAATGAATTAAAATTAAAATATAAAAAAAGAGTTAAATTAATATTTATAATAAAAGAAAAGCATGGCTAATTCAATAAATTATTTATCTCCCAATTTTAGAGATTTGTTATTAAACAGAAATTTAATATTATCTGATACTGTAACTAATAACGGTTTAAGTGTTTCTGCTATTGGTTTAGGTTCTCAAGCGAATATATCCACTAATTTTGATTCCATTCAACCATCTGAAAATTTAGAAGATTCAGGTGTTAATTATCGTAATGATGTTATTAGTAGAAATAGATATACTTCAACCGAAGATATGGTTGCCGCAACCATAATAAACAATTCTTATAGTTATGCTCAACGTGATGGTGGTTATATTGATGAGAATAAAGATTTAAATCTTGGTGGTTATGGAACCAAAAGTTTGGATGTTTTAGATAGTATTCTATCTCAAGAAGGTTTTGGATTAGGAAATGGTAGTTTCACTTCTCAAGGTGACATCAGAACAACATTAGCTGGGAGGGCTCTAGGAGCCACTGGGGGTATAAATGAGACACCTTTAGGTATAATAGGTGGTCAACAGTTACTTTTAGCTTTGGGTCAAAGAGCGACCTTTAATGCGCAAAGAGAGTTATTCGGTCAAGTTAATCTTCAACCGTTTAGTTTATTAAGTGGGTCTGACTTTATTGTACCCGATAATAGTATTACTGTTAGAGGTACAACTGCTGGTAGAATTGGTGATTTAGCTTTAGATATTACAGGATTCAATTTACCAATTGATATTATTGATGAAAACGCTTCAATTTTTACGAATAATGTAGACGTTAATATGAGTGAAGCTAGTTTATTAAGAAACGTTTCTTTAATCAAATATACAGGTAAAGGACAATTACTTAGATTATTTGATAATCTTAATTTAAATGAATTTAAACCTGCATATACTTCAGATGGTGCTGGTAGAAGTAAATTAGGTGTTACTGACCCTCGTGAATATAACGTAAATACTAGTGGTGTAACTTTAAATTCACTTGAGTTTAGTCCACTTAATGGTTTACCTGTTGCAAGTCAAACAGAATTTAACGGAAGTGATTCAATTTGGAACCCAAATTCAACTTTTAGTGATACTGGTGATTTATTATCTAAAACTAAAGATTTATTCAATGATATTGTAAAATATAAAATTAATTTCGATGCTCAAGGTACACCTTTAGTTGATTTCTCACAATTAAACACACCATCAGGTAATAGATTATCTAAAAGTAGTGGGGTTTTAAGTCAAGATTATCTAATGGGTAGTTCTGATATTGATAATGTGTTTTGTAGAACATGGACATCAACTAAAACTTATGGTTCAGTTAGTGATTTACAAAAAAATAGCGGGTTATTTAATTATAGAGATAAAATTAGGAATGATATTGAAGATTCTGTATTAGGTAGTAATGGTTTTGTTAAAATTTCACCTTATAAAATACCTGATAGCGGTGCTGTTGACCCTTATGAGGCTAAGAAATTCATGTTTTCAATTGAAAACTTAGCTTGGAATGATTCATTAGAAAACTTACCTAAATTTGAAATTGGTAATGGTGACCCTAAAACAGGAACTAAAGGTAGAATTATGTGGTTTCCACCATATGACATAAAATTTACTGACACAACAACAATTGATTGGGATTCAACTAAATTCATTGGTAGAGGAGAACCAGTTTATACTTATAATAATACTGAAAGAAGTGGTACTTTAGCATTTAAAGTAATAATTGATTATCCTGATTATATGAATAATAGTAAAATTATTACTAATGAATTAATGGCTAGTTTAGTTGCTGGTTGCACTGATTATAACCAATATTTTTCACAAAATGAATTAGCTCAATTACAAGAAGAAATAAATGCTGATATTAAATTAGAAGAAGAATTTATAGCTACGGACGTTTATTTACCAGATAATTTTAACTTTTATTTCCCTAATGACGTTGCTTCGTTATATCCAGATTATGAAGATAACAATGCGATATCCCCACTTATTACATATTCTGAAGGTTACACATCAAGTGTAGGAACACCTTCCAATAACTGGACTCAATATGGATTAAATACTCGTTGGAATGTAGTAGGGTTTTCAGATTTAATTAAAGAGGCTGTATTACAAAATAATGGTATAGCTATTAAATTAAGTGGTTATGCAAGTAAAGTTGGGACTGCTGAATCAAATATAAGATTATCTGATGCTAGAATTGCAACAGTAAAACAATGGTTTCAAACTAATGTTAAAAGTGATATAAGATTTGTAGAAACAACATCAAGAGGTGATAAAGATGCTACTTCTGATGCTACTTATAGAGTAGATTCTGAGTTGGTTAAAAAAGAAAGAGCTGTGATAGTCGAATTCATTTATCAACCTGAATACGATGAACAAATATCAAATGTTACGGATATTAAGACAGAAAAAACAAATTCCGCAGCTAAAGAAATTATACGTAGAGTCACGAATAGATTCCATCGTGAAGATGAATATTTTGAGAAATTAAAGAAAAGTGATTCTCAAAGTGATAAAATTATTTATAATAATATTAGGGAGAAAATAAAATTCTTTCACCCAGCATTTCATTCAACAACACCAGAAGGATTTAATTCTAGATTAACATTTTTACAACAATGTACTAGGCAAGGCCCAACTAATAAAACTAACAAGAGTAATAATTTAGCTTTTGGAAAACCACCAGTATGTATTTTAAGAATTGGTGATTTTTATCACACTAAAATAATAATTAATAGCCTTGGGATAGATTATGAACCATTGGTTTGGGATTTAAATCCAGAAGGTGTTGGAGTTCAACCAATGATAGCAAATGTTAATATATCATTTAAATTCATTGGTGGAAGTGCGTTAAATGGGCCTATAAATAAATTACAAAATGCTGTTTCTTTTAATTATTTTGCCAATTCGGGTGTTTATGACCCTAGAGCTGATAGATGGGTTAGGAAAGAAAAAATAAACCCAACAAAACCAGAATTATTTGACCCTTTAGAAGGTGTTACTAATTTAAGAGAGTTTGCTGAAGAAGCTTATGACCCATTTAAGAAACCAAAAACCTCACTAAAAAATGATGAAAATACTGTAGCTGAAGTTGAAGCTAAAAAACAAAGTGAAGTAAATGCAACTACCATTTCAGATGAGCAGATATTTAAAAATCTTGGATGGACTGTAAAATTTAATAGTTTTGTAAATTTAGGTACCACAAATACTTTTGATTTAACTTATACTAGTGGAGGTAGTTACCCATTAACTAGTCTTTCTAAAAATTATGGCTATAAAATCGAAATTGGAACTTCAAGTGGGTTTAAAATAATTATGACTGGGCAATTTAATTCTACGTCACCTAACAGTGCGGTTATAAATTCTTCAGCATCAATACCTAATACAACTTGGAATCAATCAGAGTATGGTACTGGTAATAAATCATTTAAATTTTCTTTAACGAGTGGTGGTCTTACTTATACTGAAACAATAATAGTTGATGTAGAAACTGGTTTAGAGATTTAAAATTAAAAATTATGGCACAAAAATATTTAGATAGATACGATAGGTTTAGGAGTGACAATGACTATAAACCAATCCCTGGAATTAAGATACCAGAAAAAAATACAGATAAGTACTTGATTTATAAGGTTGGTAGCACTAGATTTGATGTGTTGAGTCAAAAATATTACGATACACCTTATTATGGGTGGTTAATTATGTTAGCAAACCCAGAATTTGGAGGTTTAGAATTCAACATACCAAATAATAAAATAATTAGGGTACCATTCCCTTTCGTTACATCTATTAATGATTATTTAGATGAAATAGATATATATTTCAAATTGTATGGCTAATTTAAAGTCGAATGTTAAAGTTACTAAAGTTAAGAATCTTTGGGTTATAGACCCAAATGGTGAAGACTCTACAGCAGCTAATTTAGAAGATTTAAATATATCTGTTGAGTTAGAAGTTTTAGTAAGAGGTGATGACCCTATAATTTATTCTAAAAATAATATAAACGCTACTAACCCTACCAGTAATGAAGTAACTAGAATTAGTTTTATTGATGGTTCTGGTAATGAAGAAAAGTATTTAACAACTCACTACACTGAATTAAACACTAAATTTAATAGGGATAATAAAGATTTGGGTACATTAGGTATCGAGACAATAGATATTAGTTTTAACACTTCATATGTACCTATTGTAAAAATCAAATTCAAAGATATAAGAGGTCAATTATTTGAATTAGGTGAAGAGTCACCATATTCATTTTTATTTAAAATGCCTTACCCAATATTTTATTTAACTGTTAAAGGTTATTACGGAAAACCCGTTCAATATGCTTTACATATGACTAAATTTAACGGTAATTTAGATAATGAAACGGGTAGTTTTATTATTACATGTGATTTTATTGGTTATACATATGCATTTTTATCTGATTTATTAATGGGTATATTAAAAGGAACGCCTTACACACAAAAAGGTATTAATGCTATTAAATCCATTCAAGGGTTTACAACTTTTGAAGAATTACGAAGTATTGTTAAAAAATTGGAAGATTATATCATTAAATTCAGAGAAGATAATAAACAATTAAAGGCGTTAACCATTTATGATAAATTAAATACGAAATTACTTTCCATTGAACAATCATTAACAAATGTGTTTCCATTAATATTTGAAGGTTATACTAAACTTACTGACACTGGGGTAACCACAGCTCAAAACATGGCTGTAGCTATGAATACCAATGTAAATTATTTCACAAATAATCCTGATTATTTAAAACCATATACATTATCTGACACTACTAAAAAAGAATATAAAAATTCCACATTAAAATTAGTTGAAGAATATAATGAGTTAAACCAAGTTAAAGGGGATTCAAAAACTTTTAAGTTAAATATTGAAGATTTTCAATTGGATAGTAATGGAATATTTTATAATAATTTTAAAGTAGCAGATTTTATTCGTAAAAACGAATTTAATATAGCTACTACATCATTTTATTCATTTGATGAATTTCAAAAAAGTAAGGATATTAAAAAATACCTTAATTTTAAAATAAAAGAACAAAATGACACTTTTATTAAAGAAATGTATGGGTATACGCTTGATATAATTAATAAAAAGTATAGAGATAATAATTTAATAACCGACCCTTCAATAAAAAACATGGTTGATATTAGATTTGCATTAAATAAAGTTAGATTAACTAGGGAAAAATTACAAGAGGAATTTGATAAAAATAAAAAGTTAGTAACTGAATCTTTCACTCAAGATATTAACAGTTTCTTAAAAAAAGAAGGAACTAAATTTGACGCTTCAATAGGGTCTTTATTTAAAATTTTATGTGACCATGTTGATTTATTTATTGATGTTGTTAAAAACCTTGAAGAAGAAATAGAAAATGACCGAAAAAATGGTAATAGAAATTTACAAGCAGCTGATAAAAGAAATTTTACTGAATTTATAAGCATTAACGGTTCTAATCAAATTGCGGTTGCACCATTTCCAGAATATGTAGAAGATGAAGGTAAAGACACCAACGGTGATGGTACTTTGGTTGAAAAATGGTTAGGTTCTAAGCGTAAATTTAGTGAATATGCTGAAGTTAAATTTATCAACGATTTATACGATTCTATTAAAATGGCCGCTAAAAAGGATAAAGAAATAATAGAGGGTATTTACGCTGACTCTAAAGCGTGGTTTCCAATAAACCCATTAGAAACATTAGCGTTTGATGAAAACAATGAAAATCCTTGGAATAGCGTAATCCATTCTAACATACAACCAGCCATGAAATTGATTGTTCAAAGAATGGCATTATTTTTAGGTTTTTCGCATAAAAATTTAACTATTGAAGAAATTACTGAAGTAGCTAAAATTGAAGCTAATCAAGCCTATAACACTCTTATAGATGTTAAAAATGTTATAATAGAACCTAACGGTAATATTGATACACAAATAAAAACATATTTTGGTGATAGTCAAGAAACATTTGGTAAAGTAGGCACATTTCATGGATTAAGATTATATTATAATAAAAGTTTTTTAGGTGGGGATAAAATTGTTTATCATCACGATAAACCAGATATTGGTAATGGTGGTTTTAAAAATTTTAATGATGCATTTAATAACAGACCAGAATTTATTCCAATTAACCAAACAACCAAATCTTTAGATAGTAAATTTAATGAATTAAATACAAATACTGGTAGAAGTTATTTTAATGGTACGTTTATTAGTAATGTAATATCTAATAGTCAATTGAATGAGGGTACAAATAATGAGATTGAATATGAAAAATTTATTAAAATAATAGATAAAAGTGATTATACTAAACAATTAATTTACGAAAGTTATGTAACGGGTGGTGACGGTAATGGTGTTGTAAGCGAAATGGCTGAAAATGAGTTAGTGAGTACACATAATACATTACTTGGTGGTCGATATAGAACACATGAATTCATGACATACAAAACTCCAAAAAGTGAATCACCTTTATTTTATGAATTTTATGATATAAGATTAAAAGAAAATCTTATAAGTAGAGCTGGTGATGAAGGTAAAAATTTTATTTTTAATTCAAATTTTAAAAGTAATAAAAAAATTTATAATTTATTTGGTTCTAGATTTTATTATAATCAAACAGATAATTATAGTAAAGCTTTATTATTTTTACATTCAATACCTTTTGAAGGACTTTTATATAAAAATTCTTATGAAATTTTACCTTTAGGGTTATTGAGTAATAAAACTTTAAAATATTTTAATGAAAGGGCTGGGTTTACTTCAATCCCATATTCTTGGATTTTGTTTATGGGTGGTTTATTATTTAGAAATTCTAAATCTTCAGATATTCTTAAATATAGTATAACAAAAATTGGTGATGAAAGTTTAATTCCTAATATAAATAATGTTGAAATCAATAAAGATGAATACTTAATTTATTCATCAATTAGTAGTACACCAATAAATTTTAATACTGTTAGTATAGGTTCTACTAAGTACGAACAACTTTCAGATGTAATTAAAAATTTACCAAATAGTGTTAAAGATATTTTCATCAATGAGTTTATTAATTGGGTTGATAGTGAAAATGGTTGGTTAAATATACAGAATAATTTAGAAATTTTTGATGATACCACATCAGATGACCAAATAATTACAATTTGGAATAACTTAAAAGTCAACCCTAATGATACGACAGGATTTAAAACAAATGTTTCAACTAATTATAAAGTTATACCAAATAACGAAAAGGGTTATTTTGATTTAGAAATCATAACCGCTAGTCCAGCGTCAAATGATACATTCTTATTTCTTATTGATGAAAAAGTTTTAATAAACGGAACTTATAGAATTTGGGAAGGTAAAACTGATAGAATTAGTAATTTTGAAATTCCATCAATTCAACAAAAAGAATATCTTAGTACATTTTTTTCCACATATAAAACCTTAAATGCTACATCAACTAACCCTGATGCAGAAATTAATAAAAATTTATTTGGCACTGATAAAGTTGATGATATTAAATTAGGGTTATATAAAAATATTAAATCTATTTATAATAAATGGATTCTTGGTGTACATCCAAGTATGGAATCTATAATAACTGGTAATTTATACAAAAATTTTAACTTTCTAGATAGGGCTTATATTGATATTAGCGGTAAATTTAAAGTTTCACCTACTGGATTCGTAGATTACCTATCAAGTAATTCAAACATTAGTTTTTATAATTTTATTGCTAGAATACTTAGAGATAATAACTTTGATTTTATTCCATTACCAACATTTATTGATTATTCTTCTAAAGAAAGTGTTACTAGTATATTTGAACCATATAATTTTAATGATTCAGTTACTGCCACTAACCCACAATTTATTTGTATGTATTTTGGTGAACAATCAAATCAATTAAACATTGATAAAAAAAACACAAAAAGACCTAATGATAGTTTTTCATTACCAAGTAAATATGACCCAAAAACTGGTGAATTAATAATCACAGATACGGAATTACCAACAGATTTTAAAGATGGTGGTCAAAACATACCTTATTTTTTAGTTAATTATGTAGACCAAAACCAATCAATATTTAAAGAAATTCATTTAGACCAAAGTGAATTTACTGAAACAAATGAAAGTCTTGAAATTATCGATAGTCTTTCTAAATTGAATAGAAATAACTCAATTGGTCAAAACTTATTCGATATTTATAATAATAGAGCATACTCAGTTGAAGTTGAAATGTTAGGTTGTGCACAAATTCAACCATTTATGTTATTCCAAATTAATAATGTCCCTATTTTTGATGGTGCTTACACTATTATTAATACTAGACATCATATTAAAGCTAATCATATGACAACCACATTTAAAGGGGTTAGAATTAGAAGGATTAAAACTAAAATGGTTGATGATGAAACACTATATGCACATTTATTAGCTAACTTAGATGAAGTCGATTCTAAGGGGGCTTCATTAAGCGATTTAAGTAATGTTGGTAGTAATACAAATTATATTTTTACTAAACCTACAACAGCAGAACTCAACCAGAATCAAGTCGCTGTTAAACAATATTTTAAAGATAGAGGGTATAATAAAGAAATTGTTGCTGGAATCATGGGTAATATGGAGATTGAATCAAGTTTTAATTTATCAGCCGTAAACTCAAGAGATACAAATGAATTAGTATCAATAGGTTTAATACAATGGAATTTTGGTTCATACCCCGATGTATTTCAATTATATTCAAGTGGTATATTTTCAACTGTTGAACAACAATTAGATTATTTAACAAAAATGGAAACGTGGGATAAATTTATAAAAGAAGTAAATATAATCACACCACCTGTAACATATTATGATGAACAATATGTTGCATTTTTATTTGCTCATTATGTGGAAGTATGTTGTGGTTGCGCTAGAACTAAAGGTTATAACACTTTAAATGAAATTTATAGTGGGCCATATACTAAAGGTTGGGGATGTCCACAAGATGACCCAAATGCTACCATATTTTTTCCACATAAACGAAGTCAAGCTGCATCATACTTTATGAAAAGATTTAATAACCCAAAAGATGCATTATATTGGAAAGAACCCACTGTAGAAATAAATCATGGATTTATTTCTTCAATTTAATTATTTGTTTTTTTAATTATTTTTTAGTATCTTTGCAATATGGAAATAGCTAATATTGTTTGTACTGATGTAATAAATGTTGGCCCAGAGTTTAACGTTGTTAAATCTTTGGACGATATTATATACACCAATTTACCAACTTTAATCATAGGGTATGAAACAGTGGTGGATTTATATGGTATTGACAATATCAATGTATTAAATAGAAGTATTAATAAAAATATCTTTTGGACATTTAGACGAACTGTTGAACGTAAAATATATGAGCCAGACCTTGAGGACTTTATGAGGCATGCATATAAAAAAGCTATTGAAAATATAAACTATGTAGATTTAGATGTAATTCAATTTGATAGAAGTAAATTATATAAAATTGTTAAAAAAATACTTAAATTAAAAGACCCAATTTCTTATAAAAATGAGAATAATGTAATATATATTTATTCGGGTAATTTAATCTTTGGTGTTGACTTGAATTTATTGAATTTTGTAGGGTCTAATATTGAAAAAGCTGAGAAAAAAATAATTAAGAAAAGCAAGGTGTTTCTGGAAGGTAGTGAGATACTTATTGAATATAATAACCATTTGGAACGATTAAATTACGATTGTAAGTATGTTCCATTGTTATATTCAATTAATCCACATGAATAAAAAAATATTAATAGCCTCTTTTATAGATAAGGAGGTGTTAAAAGAGTTCTTAATATATATTCAAAACACCTTTGAGGTAGATTCAGATAAAGTTTTTATATTTGAAAGCCTCCAAGATAAATCCCAATATATCTTAACTTTTTTTATAGAATTACCGCTAGGGGAACATATAAACCTTAGAAAACACTTCAAAAACGCCTTAATAGTTCATAAAAAGAAAAAGACTTTTTATACGATAAATGCGTTAAATACGTTAATAGAAACTGAATTTGATTTACCAAAAGGTAATATCAATTATAAACAGTGGAAGATTGATTGGAGTAAATATGAAAACCAATTAATAATAAATAGTAACAATAATTTGGTTTTAATAGACTTAAAACGGTTTTTTTGCTAATTTCTCTCTATTTATATTAAAATAAGTACTTTAAATATTTAATATTATGGAGAAAAATAAATTAGACGATTTAAATAGGTTTTTGGAAGGTGATAATGAAGAAGGAACTGTTTGTGATTTAGATGGTAATTGCAGACCTAAACTTATTAAGGTTGATAAGAGTATTGTTGAAAGAGTCAACAAAAAAATAATAATTGAAGACGGAAGACAACTTTTAATGTAATGAAAAAATATACAAACGAAGATAATAAAAAAGATAGAGATAAATTCAGGTTATTATTTGAATATGATTTCTATGTAGAAGAAGAAGAGGTTTACGACCCTGAATTGGACAATGAAACTGGCGAAATTATTACCGAAGAGCCACCAGAAGGTGAAGCTCCAGAAGGTGGTGAAGATATGGGTGATGAAGAATTTCCTGAAGCTGGTAGTGAAGATATGGGTGATGAAGAATTTCCTGAAGCTGGTAGTGAAGAATTACCAGAACCAGAAGCAATGGAAGATGAAGTTGAATTAGATGTAACTGAATTAGTACAAGGCACGGAAGAAGCAAAAGCGTCTTCTGATAGAGCTAGTCAACAAATTGATATATTAATGGGTAAATTTGAAACATTATCTCAATCATTAGAAAAAATGACAGCAATTAATCAAAAAATTGATGATTTGGAACATGAAATTGAAAAAAGAAATCCAACACCACAAGAAAGATTAGAAATGCAATCATTAAATTCATTTCCATATAGCTTAAAATTAACAGATTATTGGTCAGAAAAAGAAGGTAATTATGACGCAATGGGTGGACAAAAAGAAGATGAAGAATATGTACTAACTCAAGATGAAGTAGATAGAGATTATAATGCAATTGAAATTAAAGATTCGTTTGTAAATCCAAATGAAGATGAATTTATTAAAAAGAAATTTTAACCTATAAAACATTAAAAAAGAGACTATTAAAGTGTGGTATGAAAATATCACACTTTTTTTTTGAAAAAACTTTAAAAAATACTTGTAATAATTTCTTTTCTGTAGTATAATTGCATCACGTTACTTAAATTCAGTTTAATTAACTAAAGATTGCCGCTGATGAATTATAACTGGTGGTAATACAAATAAAGACCCCGATATTAAAAAACGAAGTCGGGCCATTAAAAACAATTAATAAATTATTATGGAAACACAAAAAAACTCAGTGTTAGACGCAATGCTTTCTCAGTATGAAAAAGCTACATCATTCTCAAGTGAAAATTCATTTGATATTAAAAACTATTTTACAACTTTCTTACCTGATGGTATTGATAGTAAAATGAAACACATCAGAATTTTACCTGTAAACGGTTCTCCTTTTCAAGAAGTTCACGTTCATAGTGCAAAAGTTGATGGTAAAAATCGTAAATTTACATGTATCGCTAAATTAGAAGACGTACCATGTCCTTTCTGCGAAGCAAGAGAGAGACTTATGGCTACTGGCGAAAAAAGTGACGATGAATTAGCGAAAAGCTATAAATCTAGGTTAATGTATGTTGTTAAAGTAATTGATAGAGAAAATGAGGCTGACGGCCCAAAATTCTGGAGATTCCCAATCAACTATAAGAAAGAAGGTATCATGGACAAAATCATGGCATCTGTTCAAATGGTTGGTGAAGATATCACTGATGCAGAAACTGGAAGAGATTTAGTTCTTAACGTTGTAAGAGTTAAAAACCCAAGAGGTGGAACATATCCAGCAGTAAATTCAGTACAAGCAATGGACAGAAAACCATTAAGTTCTGATGCTAAATTATCTAAAAAATGGGTTGAAGACAAAAAAACATGGCAAGATGTTTATTCAGTGAAAGATTATGATTATTTAAAATTAATCGTGATGGGAGAAGTTCCAGCTTGGAGTAAAAAACTTGAAAAGTTTGTTGCTAAATCAAGCTTATCTCCTGAAGACGAACAAGATACCGCTGAAGACTTAGATTCTAAAGTGAGTATGGGTGCAAATGCACAAAAAAAATCTGAAACTCCAATTGAAACTGAAGTTCCAGTTGCCTCTAAAGAGACAACATATGTGGCTGATGTTGATATTGATGAAGAAGAAGATGATGATTTACCATTTTAATTAACGGTAAATTAAATAAGAAGTGAAAGGGGGTGAGGTTACCTACCCCCTTATTTTAGCTCTAATAATAACGAAATAGGGTTAAAATTAAATAAACTCAGGGGGCTCAATAATTATGGCTAAAAAACCATCAAAAACGACTGTAGCAAAGACCGAATACAGTTTAGAAGATTTTAAAAAATCACAAGGCATTCAAAAAACAATAAAAGATAAAGATTTAACTTGGGTTCCATTATCAAAAGCATGGCATGATGCGATTAAATTACCAGGATTTGCTAGAGGTTTTGTAAACTCAGTAAGAGGTTACTCAAACACTGGTAAATCAACTGCGTTTTATGAGGCAATTGCTGGGGCGCAAAGAATAGGTGACTTACCAGTTATATTTGAAACTGAAGGTAACTTTAATTGGACTCACGCTAGGTTATGCGGAATGCAATTTGAGGAAGTAGTGGATGAAGAAACGGGTGAAATCACTTATGGTGGTAATTTCCTGTTTATGGGTAATAAAGATTTACTTGATAGGTATCAAAATTATGACCACCAACACAGTAAAGAAGGTAAAACACCATTAAGATATGAACCAGTTTTGGAAGATATCGCTTTATATATGACAGAATTATTAGATTTACAAGCTGAAGGAAAATTAAATGAAAACCTATGTTTCTTATGGGATTCCATCGGAACTTTAAATGGTTTTAAATCTGCAATATCTAAAACAACTAACAATATGTGGAATGCTGGTTCAATGAAAGTATTTCAAGCAATTGTTAATTTTAGAATACCAACTTCTAGAAGAGAAGATAGTGAATTTACAAATACATTTATTTGTGTACAAAAAATTTGGTATGATAGTATGAATATGAAGATTAAACACAGTTGTGGTGAATTTATGTTCTTTAACTCTAGATTAATAGTTCATATGGGTGGCATTATTTCACATGGCACATCTAAACTTAAAGCAACTGCTTTAGGAAATGAATTTCAATATGGAACTGAAGTAAAAATTTCTTGTGAAAAGAATCATATTAATGGTATTGAAAAGAAAGGTAGTATTGCTTCAACACCGCATGGTTTCTGGAACCCAGATGAATTAGACGCTTATAAGAAAGAAAAAAGAGATTTCATACATGAAAATCTAAATGTGTCTTATGATGTTGAAATAGCATATACGACTGAAGAGGGTGAAAAATCTGTTGAAGATTTAGGAGCTTAATATTAACGTTAAAAAAAGGATTATGGCTAATAAGCCGAGAAAATTTAATACTCTTAGTAGTAATACTAAGAATATTTTACTTGTTGATGGAAACGCCCTATTTAAGTTGGGATTTTTTGGGGCGAAAGATATGTTTACTAGGGATGGTAAACACATAGGTGGACTCTATGCGTTTATTACCATCCTTAGAAAACTTCTTGAAGAAAAACTGTATCATAGGGTCTTTGTATTTTGGGATGGTAAATTTAGTGGTAAGATGAGATGGCAATTATACTCAGATTACAAAGTAGACCGAAATAAAGATTACATCAATGGTACGCACCCAGTTGACATACAAGAGGTAACTGAAAAATTTTTAATAAGACAATATCTAGAAGAATTATGTATTAGACAAATGATTGATAATACTAATGCTGGTGTTGAAGCTGATGATTTCATAGCTTATTATTGTAAAATTAAAAGTGCTGATGAAAAAATTACTATTTGTACAACGGATAGAGATTTGTGTCAATTAATTAATGAAGATGTTAGGATATATTTGTGTGATAAGAAAGCGTATATCGATACCAAAAATTATCGAGAGCATTTCAAACATCACCATAAAAATAGTAAACTGATAAAAATTATTGGTGGTGATAATAGTGATTGTATTAAGGGAATTAGCGGTGTTAAAGAAACTACATTACTAAAATACTTCCCTCAATTAGCTGAAAGAGAAATATCATTACAAGAAATAATTACTTTAGCTAAGGAATATCAAGAGGAAAGGATTAAAGAAAAGAAAAAACCAATAAAAGCATTGACAAATATTATTGAATCTAACACTGATGGTGTACAGGGTAAGGATATTTACAAAATCAATGAAGTGATTATTGATTTAAGTAATCCTTTAATTGATAAAGTAAATCAACAGTTATTGAAATATAACAAAGGGTCTATGGGTGATTTTGAAGAACGTGGAATTAAAAACGTTTACACATATATGAAACGTGATGGTGTTGCAAAACAAATTGAATCATTCAGTACCAACTATCTTTTACCTTTTAAACAACTGATAGAAAGAGAGAAAAAAGAAGCGAATTTAATAAATAATTAATTATGGAAAAAAGGACAGGCATCGTAAAACCATTTGAGTTTTCATTAAAGATTAATGATAATATCATTTGTCAAAGATTTTTTAGTATCAAAAATTATAATAGTGATAGTAGAGAGTCTTTAGAGATTAAAGAAATGATGGATGAAATCATGGGAGTAAATCAAAATTTAACATTAGGCCTTATACCTGAATTTTTCAAGTACCAATGTATTGATAATTCATATAAACCTTACAATTTACAAAACAACAATTTGTTTAACAAAGATGATTATTTTACATTAGAAGTGTCCAAAAATAATGTGAATAAATTGAAAAATAAAAACGGTCAGTTTGATATTACGGATTTAAAAAAAGACGTTATAGCTTCAGGAACGTTTGATGGTAATTTATTCCACCCAAATGTGAGGTATGAGATTGATATTAGAGGTATTATCCCAGAGATTATTAATATAATCTCAAAGTATTTGAGCCTGAAGGAATATACACATCATTTTGGTAGTGTTAAATTAACTAGGCTTAATAGACTAAGTGCTTATGATTTAGAGAGAATAAAACAAGATTAATATGAGTGACATCAACAAGCAAGATGGTTTTGGATTTTTAGGAATTCCTTACCAAAGAAGACTTATAACCCAATTAATCACAGACCATAAATTTGCTACAAATATAATGGGGATAGTAGACCCAAACTACTTCACAGATTTATATTTGAGAATTATAGCATCTGAAATAAAAAATGCGTTTGAGACTGATGAAGTTATACCAGATATTGAAAGCTTAGAATTTAGGTTAAATGGTAGAAAAGATAATGAAACTACTAAACTATATATCAAAGCATCAATAGCTGAAATTAAAGATGGTAACCTGAACGATTCAGAATATGTTCAGGATATGGCCATGAAATTTTGTAAACAACAAGAATTAAAGAAATCAGTTCATGAAATTCAAGAAATAATAGATAAAGGTGATTTAGATTCATATGATGAATGTGAAGAAATATTAAAAAGAGCGTTAGAAGTCGGAAGTGATAAAGATTCTGGAATTGATGTTTTTTTTAATATTGAGGCAGTTCTAGAGGATGATTTTAGAAAACCAATACCTACAGGTATTGCTGGTTTAGATGATAAAATGGGTGGTGGTTTATCAAAAGGTGAATTGGGTGTTATATTAGCACCGTTTGGTGTTGGTAAAGCACAACCATTACATTCTAAAATATTAACACCTAATGGTTGGACTACTATGGGTGAGATACAAGTTGGTGATGAAGTTATAAGTAGGGATGGTAAAGCGACTAAAGTCACTGGAGTGTTTCCACAAGGCGTTAGACCAATTTATGAGGTTAGATTTAATGATAATACTAAAACTTTATGTGATGCTGAACATTTATGGTCAGTTAATACAATCAATCAACGAAATAGAAAAACTAAAAAAAATGGTGTGATGGTTAAATTAGAACCTGATAATTCATTTAAAACTTTAAAAACTATTGATATGGTTGATAAAGTTAGGGTTTGGGGTAATAAGCGTTTAAATTATAAAATACCAAATATCTTACCCGTAAATTTTAATAAAAATGAATTAATTATTAACCCATATTTATTAGGTGTTATATTAGGTGATGGATGTATAACTGAACATAATCAACCCCATATTACAACTAAAGATGTTGAATTAATAGATGAAATTGAAAAATATCATAATAATATTAATATTACTGAGCAAACACGAATGTTTGAAGTTTACAAAAATGGGAAATTTGAAAATGTAGAAAGAACCTTAACAAAAATTTCTTTATTAGGTATTAAAGATGATTTAAGTAGTTTAAAATTATATGGTTGTAATTCAGAAACTAAATTTATCCCACATAACTATCTATATTCTTCAGTTGAAGATAGAGTTTCGTTATTACAAGGATTAGTAGATACTGATGGTTATATTGGTAACAATAGAATTGAGATTTGTACCGTATCAAAAATGATGTCGGAACAAATCAAAGAATTAGTATTGTCATTAGGTGGTACTTGTAATATAGGTGTAAAAATTGGTAGTTATTTGAAAGAGGGGGTTAAAATTAGATGTAAAAAAGCATATCGAGTTTATTTTAGTTTACCAACACAAATAAAATTTAATCCATGTAGACTTGAAAGGAAGTTGAATAATTTAAGTAAAAGGTCTAAATATGCTAATAATAAATTTATTACTAGTATTGAATATTCACATGAGGAAGAAGCTCAATGTATTATGGTTGATAATCCAGAACATTTATATATAACTGATGATTATATAGTAACACATAACACAACCATGGTCACCAAAATAGCCAACGAAGCTTTTAATCATGGATATAATGTTCTTCAAATATTTTTTGAAGATATTCCTAAAGTGATTCAAAGAAAACATTTATCATGTTGGACTGGGATAGCTCAAAACGATTTACCATTAAAAGCAAACAGACCCATCATTGATGAAGTCATGAAAGAAAAAAATGATGGTAAAGGGTATTTAGAATTGAAAAAATTTCCTAGTGATGGAACAACAATTCCTATGATTAAAAATTATATTAGAAAACTAGCAGCCGCTGGTAGAAAACCTGATGTAATTTTAATTGATTACATTGATTGTGTATCATCAACCAAACATTACGATAAGGGATATGAGGCTGAAGGGCCAATTATGAGACAATTCGAATCATTATTGAGCGAATTTGATTTGGTTGGATGGACTGCAATTCAAGGTAATCGATGTGTTTCATTAGATACTATTATTGAAGATTCTAAACGTGGTAAAATTGAAATTAGAGATGTTAAGTTAGGGGATGAAATTTTAACTCATAAGGGTTACAAAAAAGTTACCCATATATTTCCTATTGCTAAGCAACCAGTTTATAAAATAAAATTAAAATCTGGTAAAACCATTAAAGTATCTAAAAAACATAAGTTCCCAACAAAAGATGGTGAAATGTTATCAATTGAAGATGGTTTAAAAGTTGGAAACATACTTTTAGGTAAAAAATAATAATAATCTTTTTTGTATTGCACTTAAACTTTTACATTATCGGTGATATTTATATTAAAATATTATCATGATTAAAATTGACGTAGAAAATGTAATTAATAGAAAAACCATAAAACCCCTTTATCTAAAAGGGGTTTTAACTCAAAGACATAAAAATGAAATAAATAATATTTGTGATGTATATAATAGTGTTACTATAAAAAATAGAATTAAAAATATACACGATTTTATAAAATATGATGTTGACGGTACAATCCCTTGGGTTAAAAGGTTGGAAATTATACAGAAAGAATTGAATAATGATATTGCTAGTAAGTATGCCTTAGAAATAAGATATGGTAAGTGTAATGTAGATAAAAAGAGGTTTGAATTGGGGGTTAAGTTTTCTCATACTTTGGAAAAGTATATTGAAAAATATGGTAAAATAATCGGTAATGAAAAGTATGATGAATATTTAAGAAAATCTAAAACACCTTGGGGTTTAAAAGGTTGTGTGGATAGATATGGTGAAATAGAAGGTAAAAAAAAATGGGTGGAAAGGTTAAATAAAAAAATAAACACTCAAAATGAAAGAAAAAAAATAAAACCATATAGGAATGGTAGGACATTGAAGGAATATCAAAATAAATATGGTGTAAAACTTGGTTACTTTAAGTGGAAAAAAAGAAATGAAAAGCAGAGTTATAGATTCTCAAAAAAATATTATATAAATACTTATGGTAGTGAAAAAGGTAATATTAAATGGGTTGAGTATAAAAAAAGTATGGATAAAACTTCCTTAAAAAGTTTTATCAATAGGTATGGAGAAAAAGATGGGATTAATAAATATGAATCTTATTTAAGTAAAATTAATGATAGTGGTGTTTTTTATAGTAAAAGTTCACAAAAGTTATTTTGGTTAATTTATAATCAATTAAGTGATGATAAGAAAAAACTTTGTCGTTTTGCAAAATTAAATGGTGAAGAATATTTCATAGTAAATAAATTTGGTTTTAACAATATTTTAGTAGATTTTAAATGTGAGAATAAAATAATCGAATTTGATGGAGATTATTGGCATTTAAATAAAAAACAAATTGAAATTGATAAATTGAGGGATGAGTTTTTAACTTCTAAGGGTTATCAGATTTTAAGGGTTAGAGATAGTGAATTTGAGGTTAATAAAGAAAAAGTAATTAAAGAATGTATAAAATTTATAAAAAATGAATAAAAATGAAATTATGAATCTAGAGGGGTTTACTTTAGATGAAATAGAGAGTATTGACTTAATAGGTGAAGAAGATACCATAGATATAACTGTGGATGATACCCATATGTTTTTCGCTAATGATATATATACACATAATTCATCGATTAATGCTGAAAATGTTGATTCAAGTATGATTGGTGGGTCAATCAAAAAAGGTCAAATTGGGCATTTTATTGTTTCAATAGCTAAAGATTTAGACCAAAAAGAGGGTGGTAGAGCTAATATGGCGATATTAAAATCTAGGTTTGGTGTAGATGGAATTATTTTTACTGATGTAGTATTTGATAACTCCAAAATACAAATAACTATTGATGAAGGTAAAGTATTAAAAGCTTCAGAAATGGATGACTATAAGAATGAACAAGTTAAAGGAAGAATGAAAGATTTGTTCGAACAATATGAAAAAACTAAAGAAGTTTTAATCACTTCTGAAGTTGATAAAAAAGAAAAAACAGAGGATGTTAACTAAAAAAGAAAAAAGAGTTAAATATTTTAGCGGTGATGATTTAGCCGCAACGGTTTGGAATGATAAATACAAACTAGGGGATGACGGTTCGGAAATTGAAGAATCTACACCAGCTGATATGCACTTAAGAATGGCAAAAGAATTTGCTAGAGTTGATGGTAAATATCAAGTAAAAGAATTAAAAAAATTATTGGATAATCCAGAAATTAAACTTAGTGATTATGGATTTAATCGTAAAGATTTAACAGTTAAAGAAATATACGCTTTATTGGAGAATTTTGGTAAAATAGTTCCACAAGGTTCTGTTATGTCACAGTTAGGTAATGACGAACAAATTGGTTCATTATCTAATTGTTTTGTTATAGGACAACCTGAAGATTCTTATGGTGGAATTATGCTTAAAGACCAAGAATTGGTTCAATTGATGAAACGTAGAGGTGGTGTAGGTATCGATATATCGTCATTAAGACCTAGTGAAACTCCAACATCAAATGCGGCCAAGAGTTCAACTGGTGCAGTTTCTTTTATGGAAAGATTTAGTAACTCAACTAGAGAAGTTGCTCAAAATGGTCGTAGAGGTGCACTTATGCTTTCAATTGATGTAAGACATCCAGATGTAGCTGATTTCGTTAAGATTAAGAATGATAGAACCAAAGTTACTGGTGCTAACATATCAGTTTCATTAAGAGATGATTTCATGAAAGCGGTTAAAGCTGATGGGGATTATATTTTAAGATATCCAATTAATGAAGAAATACACCCTGAATGGGATGGATTGAATGAATATGAATATAATAAATTATATACGCTAGAAGATGCTAATAACGTTAAAACTTGGGTTAAAAAAATTAAAGCTAAAGAATTATATGACCTTATAATTGAGAATGCTTGGGACAACGCTGAACCTGGTCAGATTTTCATTGATAGACACTGGGATTATAGCCCTGATGGTGTTTATCCAGAATATAGAGGTATAACTACAAACCCTTCATTGCGTCATGATACATTAATACAAACTGATTTAGGGTTATACCCTATAAAGGAATTAGCTGAAAGTGATGGGTTAACAATCGTTAAAAATATTAAAAATGAATGGCAAGTTGGTAAAGTGTTTTTATCTGGTAAAGGTAAAGAATTGTATAAAATTACTTTTACTAATGGATATGAAGTATATTGCACTGCTGAGCATAAATGGCCGATATTGAATTCACAGAAAAATATTTTTAATAAAGTGAATGGTTCGGTTTTGAAAAAAAGGACTGATGAGTTAATGTTTGGACACCCAAAACTTGGTGGTGATAGAACACATTTAGAGTTTAACCCTAATTATGAGGGTAATGTGAGTTGTAAATTAACAAAAAATGATGGATTTTTAAGTGGTTATTGGTTAGGTGATGGACACACTTCGATAACAACTGAGGGAGTTAAACAATACGGATTTATAGTATCTGATGATGAATTATTAGATTGTGGCGATAAATTACTTAATATAATCGGTGAAAATAAAATAAAAAACACTAACAATAATTTTAATAGAGACCATGAAAGTGAAGCATACTCACTATATATTAGCGAGATTGGATTCAGAGAGTATTGTGATAGATTAAAATTAGGGTATGATAAAATTAATGGGATACCCGAAACAGTTTTCAAAAGTGGTAATAAATTTATAAAAGGGTTTATAGATGGATTGTTTTCTGCTGATGGCTCTGTGTGGGCTAATGAAGATTTAGTACATAGTAGAGTTACATTAACAAGTAGTAGATTTAACATAGTAAAAGACGTTCAAAAATTATTAAATTTATTTGGAATTTCTAGTAATATACAAGAGCGTAAAGATAAGTTAAATGATAAAACGTTTACTGGGTATAATTTAGTTATTAGTGGGGTACACAGTAGGAAATTTGCAACGTGTTTTACTTTAACTTCTAAAGATAAACAAGATAAATTAGATACTATATTAAATTATGAAAACACATATAAAGATAATAGAGAGTATTTAATTATTAAAAATGTTGAACCAACTGGTATTTTTGAGGATGTGTATGATATAACAGTATTTGATGATACACACACTTTTAAAGGAGAGTTTGGTACGACTGGTAATTGTGGTGAAATATTTATGCAACCATATGATGCTTGTAGATTAATGGCATTGAATTTTTATTCATTTGTAGATAACCCATTTACTAAAAACGCTAGAGTCAATTATCAAGCTGTATATGAAGCGGCCTACGAGCAACAAAGATTAGCTGATGATTTAGTTGATTTAGAATTAGAAAAAATTGATAGAATTATCGCTAAGGTTAAAAATGACCCTGAAAGCGAAATGACAAAAGCTGTTGAATTACAACTTTGGGAAAATATCCGTAAAGTTGCAGCTTCTGGTAGAAGAACTGGATGTGGTTTTACTGGGTTAGGTGATATGATTGCGGCCACTGGTGTTGATTATGATTCTGAAGAAGGGTTAGATATCATTGATAAGGTTATGAGGGCTAAAATGACTGGTGAGTTAGACTGTACTATCGATTTAGCAGCTCTTAGAGGTCATTTCGATGGATATAACAACGAATTAGAGTATTCTGATGGTGTAGGCACCAATGAGTTCTTTAAGATGCTTAAAACTGAGTTTAAAGAGCAATATGATAGAATGATTATTTATGGAAGAAGAAACGTATCATTCTCAACGGTTGCACCTACAGGTTGCTTAGTTAAAGAAACTAAACTAAAAACAAATCGAGGTATCATTGAATTGAAAGATTTATTTTTAATTAATGGTATTGATATAGATAAATTAAAAAATGAAAAAAATATTTGGTTTGATATTGAAGAAGAAATAATGGTTTATGATATTAATGGTGGTGAACATAAAATAAATAAATTATATTGGAATGGTTATAGTAAAACTAAAAAAATTAAATTGGGTAATAATGAAAGTGTTGAATCTAGTACCGAACATAAGTGGTTGGTTAGGGTTTCTGAAACTGAGGCTAAATGGGTTAGAGCTGACGAATTGAAAATTTCTGATAAAATTATTAAAATAAATTAACTAAAACGCCCTTTGTTTTATACTTATTACAAAGGGCGTTAGTTATGAAAATAAAATATGTAGAATATTATAATGAATTGGTTAGTAAATATGGTGAAGAAGATGGGTTAAAAAAATATAAATCATTTTTGAGGTCATCAACATTAGAAACTTATATTATTAAATTTGGTGAAAAGCGTGGTACAGATAAATTCAATAATAAGAAAAAGTCAGGAATATCACTAGAAAAAATGATTGAGAAATATGGTGAAAAAGACGGTACTAATAGATATAATAATTGGTTATCTAAAATTAGGCAAGATTTACCAAATTTTATTAAGAGATATGGTGAAAAAGACGGATTAAAAAAATATAATGAATTTAAAGATAATTGTATTGTTAAAACAAAAATAAAAGAAAACCCCAACTCAAAATATAATAATAGGTTACATAATACTAGATATGAATTTTTTTTAGAAGAAAATAATGGTGATATTAATAAAGCTAAAAAACAATTAATTAAAAGACAAAGAACGAGTGATTTAAAATCTTTCATTAAAAAACACGGCTTAATAGAGGGTGAAAAAAAATATAAATTAGCTAATAAAAAAAAATCTAATAATATTAAGAATTTTATTAGATTATATGGTGATGTTGAAGGTAATAGACGATATTTTAATTATATTAAAAAACTAAAATATATTCATAGTGAAAAATATTATTTAGATAAGTATGGTGAAATAGAAGGTAAAGTTAGGTGGGTAGAATTGATTAATAAAAAAACTAATAATTTTATTAATGGTCAATCTAAAATTGGTGATGAATTTTGTAATAATTTATTTAATGAAATAAAAAAAGATGTTGATGATAAATATTATTTTTCTGAAAATGAATATAAATTCTTTATTCATGATGAAGAATATAAAATAATTCAGCCAGATTTTTTAATTAAAGAAAGTAAAATAGTTGTTGAATTTTATGGTGATTACTGGCATAGAAATCCAGAAATATATAATGATGATATTTCAAAAATAATTAGGGAAAAAGATGAAGAAAGGATAAAAAAAATAGAATCTTTAGGGTATATCATATATATTATATGGGAAAAGGAATATCGTTTAAATAAAATTGGAGTAATAAAAAATTTAAGTAATAAAATAATTAATAAAATAAAATAATGAAGGAAAATAACGAAATAATTGATATTAGTAATGTTAATTACAGTGAATGTGAAATATTAGATATTGTAGATGGATATGATTATACTATGGATTTTGAGGTGGGTGATACACATTACTATACATTAGAAAATGGTTTAGTGAGTCATAATAGTGTGAGTATTCTTACTCAAACTACTTCGGGGTTAGAGCCAGTATTTTCCGTATTCCCTTATTTAAGACGTAAAAAGTTAAACCCTAACGATAAAAACGCTAGAGTAGATTTTACTGATGATAATGGTGACCAATGGCAAGAGTTTTCAGTAACTCATAAACCGCTTATGGATTATATCAAAATCAATAAATTGGATGAAGCAATCACTGAATTAAATGATAAAATGAATAAAACCAAAGCTGAAGAAGAAGATTTAGTTTCTAAAGTGGTGATGTTCATAACCAATAACCCTAATCCGTATAGCAATAGTAGTGCTAATGACATTGATTGGATTGAAAGGGTTAAAATTCAATCAATAATTCAGAAATATACAACCCATTCAATTAGTTCAACAATTAATTTACCTACTGATGTAACTAAAGAGGAAGTTTCTGAAATTTACATCAAAGCTTGGGATATGAATTTGAAGGGTGTTACTATTTATCGTGATGGTTGTAGAACTGGAGTTTTAGTTACTAAAACTGACCCTAAAGAAGATGAAATTGTTTATACAGACGCACCAAAAAGACCTGAAAAATTAGAATGTGAAATTTATCATTCTAAAGTAAAAGGTAAAATTTATACAGTAATAATTGGATTATTAAAAGGTAAAGTTTATGAAGTATTTGCTAGTGATGAAGAAATTGGTAAAGGTTATACTGAAGCTTATAATAAGAAAATTAAATCTGGTCATTATAGTCTTATAACTAGAGGTACTGAAGAAATGATTTATGATAATATCGGTAGCAATATGACTGATGAAGAAGAGATGTTCACAAGAGGGTTATCAGCTGCATTAAGACATGGTATGCATGTTAAATTCGCTGTTGAAATGTGTAACAATGGGAAGGGTGATATCACTTCATTTACAAAGGTTATTGCTAGAACTCTTAAGAGATATATTGAGGATGGAACTTCTTCATCTAAAAAATGTCTTGATTGCGGTGCAGAAAATAGTATTATTTATGAAGAAGGTTGTCAGCGATGTAAAATCTGTGGTAGTTCTAAATGTGGTTAATTTTTAACAGCTTCCCTTATCATTTATGTTAAGGCCAAGAGGTGTAAGTCATATAGAATTAGACTTACACCTCTTTTTTTTGTTTAAAACTTTACTTTTAGATATTTATTAGTAAATAAAGTCATGGCAAATAAGAGTATTAATATTAACTTCCCCTTTAAAGATAGTCCAAAAGGGTTCTTTTTAGATTTAAATACCGTTGATAATAAAGCAATCAAGGCTGATTTATTACATTTAATTCTAACCAATAAGGGTGAACGTTTATATTTACCTGATTTTGGAACCAATTTAAGAAAATATTTATTTAATCCTTATGATGGAATTACTGAAAGTGAGATAAAATCTGAAATTAGTGAAGCCATTAAAAAATACATTCCTAATTTGAAAGTAAATTCAATAACTTTCGAAGAAGCACCTCAAAGTCAATATGGTGCTGTAGTTAAATTAGAGTACACTATCACTGAAGATGTATTCGAAACTCGTGACATGATTATTATTCAGTTATAATTTCATATTTTAAATTACCAGAATCGTAAATCCTATATAAACCTAATTTTTGTGTAATCTCATTTTCTGTTAAGTTTGAATCATAACCCATTTTAACTAATTTATGTTTTTGATATTTAAATCTATTCTCTCTTATTTTTAAAACATCATTAAATAATGTGTAATTAGGTAACGAAGCATGTTTAAATTCAAACCCTAAATTTTTATATAAATTACCAGAACTCCACCTTCTATCAGCATAGGATATAATTGATTTGGGTTTATAAGTTTTAACAAAGTATTTAAATAACTTACTAGCACCACCAATGACTGTAGTATCTAATTTATTACAAAATCTAATTAATTCCCACTCAGAGTTACCAAATATTTTTCTTTTACCAAAAGTCATTAGACTAATTAACTCATCATCATAATATAACCCTAATTTAATTTTAGAATTAACATTACCTTGAATATGGTTATTATCTAAAAATATCTTACTTGTTTTACTATCTATTAATTTTACAATAGTGTTTCTACCATAAATTCTATTCTTACTTAATCCCAATAAATTTTTCAATCTTGATTTAACAATTTCTTTTTTATAAACCCATTCATCTTCGAATAGGTGAATTAATTGAATACCTTTAGATTCACATAATTTAGTTTTATTTAAGTGATATTTTTTATCTTTATATATTTCTGAATGCCAATACAACCCATTAATTTCAATACCTATTTTTTTAGATGGTATGTAAATATCTAATTCTTTACCACCCAATACAGACCTATCATTTTTAATAAAATTTAAATCAATTGATTTAATAAAATCAATAACTTCCATTTCAATTATTGATGTTGAATTGGTACACTTTTTACAACCATAGTTATTTATATGGTATAAGGGTGTTTCTTTTACTAATCCGTGAGTTTTACAAATAATATCAACTTCAGTGGTCAAATCAATATATTTTACTTTAGAATAATCATATTTATTACCATGAATTTTTTTAGCTTTAGTTATAAATGATTTAGTGTCAAATACTCTACCTAAACAACTTAAACAACCTTGACCTTTTGATAAATGATTATTCGGTAATATATCAAACTCACCATGTTTAGGGCAAATAATTGTTATATTAGTTTTAGTGTCAACATATTTTACTTTAGAATAATCATATCTATCACCATGAATTTTTTTAGCTTTAGTTATAAAAATTTTGGTATCTAATTTAGCAGTTCCACCACAATATTTACACCCTTTACCTTTTATATGATTATCAGGTATTTGTTGAAATTCACCATGTTTAGGACAAATTATTATAACTTTATTCTTATTTCCAGAGTATTTTACTTTAGAATAATTATATCTATCACCATGAATTTTTTTAGATTCATTTATAAATTCTTCATTTGTTTTTAATTGAGATAACCCAAATTCTATATTTTTACATTTTGGACAACCTTGATTTCTATTTAAATGGTGCACTGGGGTTTTATAAAATTCACCATGTTTAGGGCAAACTATAATAACTTTATCATTATTTCTAACATACACTACTTTAGAATAATCATATCTATCACCATGAATTTTTTTAGATTCATTTATAAATTTTTTAGTTGTTTTTTTCATACCTATTTAAATATACCATAAATATACTAAAAAATAATTAAAAAACCTAATTTACTTTATTTTTTATAAAAATTATTTATCTTATATTTATAATAAAACAAATTATGAGTAAAGGAATTGCATATTCAAGTAGAAATTTTGCTGATGTAAGAACAGAATTAATAGATTTTGTAAAACAATATTACCCTGATATTTTATCGGATTTCAATGATGCATCTATTGGTATGCTTTTAATTGAGTTAAATGCTGCGGTTAGTGACATGCTTTCAGTAAACACTGATAGAATGTTTCAGGAAACTCAAATTGACTACGCACAACAAAGAAGTTCAGTATTATCAATGGCTAGAACTTTTGGTCTTAAAATTCCAGCTAAAAGGCCATCTATAAGTATCGTAGATTTTTCAGTTACTGTTCCAGTACTTGGAGATTCATTTGATGTTAGATATGCGCCTTTAGTTAGAGTTGGCGCACAAGTAGCTGGTGGTGGTAAAGTGTTTGAAACGATAGATGATATTGATTTCTCAAATCCTTTTACTACAGGTGGTTTACCTAATAGGTTAATAATACCTAATTTAGATAGCAACAATAACATCACCAACTATACATTAACAAAAAGAGAAATAGTTTTAAATGGTATTACTAAAACATTTAAGAAAACAATTTCAACTTCGGATGTAGTACCTTTTTATGAATTGGTATTACCAGATAACGATATTTTATCAATTACTTCAATTATAACGAAAAATGGCACTTCATATTCAACTGAACCAACCATTGATGAATTTTTAAATTTTGATAATAGATGGTTTGAAGTTGATGCTTTAGCTGAAGACACTAAATTTATTGAAGATGTAAATGCTAGTTCAGATAATGCTGGTATTCGACCAGGTAAATGGGTTAGAATTACTAGAAAATTTATAAAAGAATATACAGACAATGGCTTTATAAAAATAATTTTTGGTGGTGGCAGTTCAGATGTGACATCCTTATCAGAATTTAATGTTAATGGTTCATTAACAGATAGAATAGGTGATTTCATCAATAACTTATCATTGGGTGAAACTCTTAAAGCTGGAACAACATTATTTGTGCAGTATAGAGTCGGTGGTGGCTCAAACACAAATTTAGGTTCTAACACAATCACTACAACTAATTTGATTAATATGTTTATTAATGGGCCAATCGATGCAACCAACAATTCAGTTAGGCAATCATTAACAGTTAATAATCCAGTTCCAGCATTAGGTGGTAGAGATGAACCTACAGTTGATGAAATTAGAAATTTAGTTAGATATAATTTCGCTTCACAAAATAGAGCGGTAACAATTAAAGATTATCAAGCTAGAGTTAGTCTTATGCCTGGTGAATTTGGTGTTCCTTTTAGAACTGGTGTCTTTGAAGAACAAAACAAGATATTAATTTATATTCTAGGTTTAGATGGTAGTAGTAAATTAACCAATTCATCAACTAGCACGTTAAAACAAAATATTTCCAATTATTTAGCTGATTATCGAATGTTGAATGATTATGTAGCCATTGCTGATGGCCAAATCGTTAATCTAGGGTTTGAATTTGATTTATTGGTAGAAAAAGATTACCCACAATCACAAATCATTTCAAATGTAATTAATAATGTAAAAGATTTCATGGATATTAATAAACATCATATGGGTGAAAATATCTATTTGGGTCAATTGATTGAAAATGTAAATAATGTTGGTGGGGTAACCAACGTAATAGATATTAGAGTTTTTAACAAAGTAGGTGAAGGAAAATATTCAATGAATGAAATTGAACAACCTTATGTAGATACTACCACAAGACAAATTATGGTTTCAGATGAATACACATTATTCGGAAATCCTAAAAGTATGTTTGAAGTCCGTTTCCCAGAGAAAGATATCCGCATCCGTGTGAAGTAATTTATTTCACACATGATAATTGTTTTTTATAAATTTTTGATATTTATTAATAAATAAAAAAATGAAGTGTAGTGAATGTAGTAATAAAGTGCAAAAATTTGGCAAAGTTAATAATGAACAAAGATATTTTTGTGTTAAATGTAATAAAACATTTTCAAAAAAATCAATTAAAAGGGAAGTAGAACGTAAAGAAAAATATGAAAGAATTAAAAAAATGTATATAGAAGATAATTTATCTACAATTGAAATTGCTAAAATATTAGGTGTTAGTTCCACAGTACCACAGAGAATTATTAAAAAAATGGGAATATCTAAAACAATAAGTGAAGCTAAAAAAGGTAAGGTTAGAATAAGTAAATTACCAGCACAAAAAATAATCAATTTTTATTTAGATGGTGATTCATCAATAGAAATAAGTGAAAAATTAAATATATCTAAAAGGTCAGTATTAAATATTTTAGAAAAACATGGAATTGAAAGAAATAATATTTATGAATATAAACATGATAAGATTGATGAAATTAAAAAATTATATTTAAATGGAAATTCAATGAATAAGGTTAGTGAAAAATTAAATATACCTTATACTACAATTAACACTAATTTACATAAATTGGGTATTGTAAGAACCGAGGATAAATTTAGAATTGGTATTAATTATGAAGAATATTTAGAAGTATTACCAGCTTTTAAAAAATATAGAAGTGATGTTATGAAAATTACAAATAAACAAAAAATATATAAATTGGTTAATTTTGATAGAAGGGGTTTATGCGGTGTTGATGGTGTGTACCAATTAGACCATAAATTTTCAATTTTAGAAGGTTTTAAACAAGGTATTGAACCAGAAATTATTGGTGATATTAAAAATTTAGAATTTATTCCTTGGGAAGAAAATTTAAACAAAGGGTCAAAATGTTCAATAACGGAAAAAGAATTAAGAAAGGGAGTAAAATAAAAAGTTATGGGATGTGGATGTAAAGGTGATAAAGTTTCACCACAAATAGAAAACGAAGAAAAAACTAAATTAACATTAGGTGGTCAATTATTAAAAATACTAACCATAATTTTATTAAGTATTTTGATAATTGTGTTATCACCAATATTACTTATTATTTCTTGGTATATTGCATTTAGAGCGGTATTTAGTGATAATTTTAATATTGTAAATTTCATATTAAAGCATTTTACAATTCTCTATTCTGATAAAGAATTTAATAAAGATGATTTTAATGAGCAAGAATTTAATGAAGACAATTATGAAATTGTTGGTGTAGATGTAATAAAATAAATAAATGTCAAAAAATATAAGAATACGTACAACCCCTAATGGTGGTGATAACCATGTAAAAATTCAATTAAATCAAGATTTTGATTTTCTTGAAATTTTATCTTTAAAAATATCACAAGAAGATGTATACCGTAGTTTTTACTCAGACTATGGTGTTGTTGTTGGGCGTGTTATTATGAATAGTGGTGTTGGTGTACCTAATGCTAGAATTTCGATATTCATCCCACTTACAGATGATGATGCAGCCAACGAGCAAATAGCTCAATTATATCCATATAAAGATTTACAAGATGTTAATTCTGATGGTATTAGATATAACACTTTACCTAAAGATGCTCAAGGTGAATGTCACGTACCTATTGGTACATTCCCAACAAAAAGAGAATTAGTTGATAATGAAGAGCTAATGTCTATTTATGAAAAATATTATAAATACACTACTACAACAAATGATGCTGGTGATTTTATGTTATTTGGAGTTCCAGTTGGAAATCATATTGTGAATGTTGATGTGGATTTATCTGATATTGGTATATTTTCTCAAAGACCTTATGATTTTATAGAGCAAGGAAATCCTGAACGTTTGTTTGATTCCCCAACTAAATTTAGAACTAATACAAATTTAAATAATTTAACGCAAATTAAAAATAGACAAGTAGGTATTAATGTAATACCATTTTGGGGTGAAAAGGAAAGTAATGAAGTTGGAATATCAAGAATTGATGTTGATTTAAATTATAATATTAAACCTAAAGCTATTTTTATGGGCTCTATTTTTGGGGATAATGAAAAAAATAGTGTTAATAAAACTTGTACCCCTAGAAAAAAATTAGGTAGAATTTGTGAAATTAATGAAGGTGAAGGTTCAATTCAAATGTTAAGAAAAAATTTATTTGGACTTAATGAAAGATTTGATGTTGATGGCGGTAGGGTTATAAATGAAAATGGTAGTTGGGCTTATCAAATACCCATGAATTTAGATTATGTGGTTACCAATGAATTTGGTGATTTAGTAAAAACTGAAGATACAACTAGGGGAATTGCGACTAGAGCTAGTGTTCGTTTTAAAATAAATATGGATGAAACTGGTGACGAAGGGCGATTAAGGAGTAGGGCCAAATTTTTAGTACCTCACAACCCATCGACTACAAACGAAATTGATTATTCTTTTGATGAATCAACTCCCGATACGCAATTTACTGATATATATTGGAATAAAATTTATACTGTTAAAAACTTCGTTTCTAGATTTCAAAGCAACGATAATAAACAAAATAGAAATTTTGTTGGTTTTAAAGATGTTGATAATTGTGTTGGGTCTAAATCACCATTACCATTTAATACAATAGATGGGGATTGGAACCCATTGTTTGTTGTGTTATGTATTATTATTGAAATAATCGTAACTTTAGCTAGAATTCTAGCTATTGTTAAAAAAGTTAGGCTACCATGTGACGGCACTAACATTAGAATTAGGGCGAGCTCATCAAAGGGGGCTAGGCAATGGACAAAATGTACGAAATTAAACTTAGCTGAATCATTAAATGTTTATGAAATGGATTTTTATAATGATTGGTTAAATGGGTCGTTATACGCCTATTTATTCAAATATAAACGTAAAAAAAGTGATGAAAAATTCTGTGGTGATGGAGATGGAGATGGAACTAATAAAGTAATAAATAGTAATTCATTTACGCATTATGCTTCACAGGGTGTACAATCAGCTAATGTCACAAAAGGGTTAATTGCTAGTTATGAAGGTGAATTATTTTATAAACCTATGTCACCAGAAGGTTGGAAATTATACCCAACTGATTTACATTTTTTAGGTTCAGTTTTTAATTGTGATTGGCAAGCTAAACCAAAAATTAACCAAAAATTAACTCCAACAACATATGAATTTCCAAGTTGGACAGATGTAAGTTTATTATTTGATTTAACTTGTCTTGGTGGAGTTAAAATCAATCAAAGAAATTCTATAAACATTAGAAGGATGTGTGAGATTGGGGTTGACATTAATGAAAATACTGATAATGAAATTAATGAAGAAGATTTGAAGGATGCGTTAGTTAGAAATCAATTAATGATATTAAATGATGATATTTTTAGAGGTTTAGATGTAACTCAAGTGGATTCATTGTTTACATCAAATGATTATATAGATTATAGATTATATGATTCATCTAAAAGTCTATATCAATCTAATGGCAACTCATTTTATTATTATTTCGGTAGTAAGCCAAATAATACAGCACTTGATTTAATGAATTCAAGGTATTTCACTGATTGTACTAGAATAGTAAAAAGTAATATTACTATTTTAGGTGTTGTTACTAATGTATCAACAATTAATGGTAGTAATGGGTCTATTAATGTTACAGTAAATGGTGGTATACCTGATTATACTTATACATGGTATGATTTAGCTGGTCAAAGGGATGGGAATGGTCAATTATTACCAATAAGTGTTTCAACTGAGTCACCAGACATCGCTAATTTAAGTGGTGGTACATATTATATTATAGTAACGGATGATAATGGTACTGGTACACAAGTTAAAAAAACCTTTATAGTTGAAAATCTTAAACCATTATCCGCTAATATAACAACTATTAATACGAATGCAGCAGGTGCATTCAATGGTAAAATAAAAATTCAATCAATTACGGGTGGTGTTAAACCTTATGATGTGGAAATAACAGGGCCAATATCAACTCCATTGATTTTTAATGACATTTCTTATTCATTATTAGTAGAAGGGTTAAGAGATGGCACATATATAGTTAAAATAACAGATAACACTGGAAGTGTAGTAACATATAGCGTAGTTATAAGTATACCTGATACAATATCAGTCAATTTAATATCAATATCTGACCCAAGTTGTATTGGTTTTGGTGATGGTAGTCTTGTAATTCAAATTAATGGTGGTACGCCAGATTTTAGTGTTCAACTTACTGATGGAGTTTCAACATATCAACCTAATAATACAGGTGATACTATATATACATTTACTAACTTAACACCAAATCCCCAAACATTAACCGTGGTTGATTTATATGGTCAAACATTAACTAGAAATTATACAATAAATGAACCTCTTGAATTAGTTTTAACTTGGGATAGTTTAGGTACAACTTCCAGACGATTTACACTTTCAAATACAATTATTGGTATAGAATATAATTTTGAAGACGATGGTGGTAATATTTTTGAAACAATAGTGGCTACTAGCAATACAATTGTTTTTACTAAAGTACCATTCACTAATGTAACGGGTGTACAAGCTATAAGTCAATATGGTTGTACAAGTAATATTTTATAATATGGAAGATAAAAAATTTAGATTAAATAGTGCATCATCTCAATTGGCAGCCAATGAGGATATTTTTGATAAGATTAATATCGAATCAAAAAGTAATCCAATACCTGTTGGTGAAACCAATAAAGTAATAAATTTAGGTGAACAATTTAATCAAGAAAGACAAAATTCTAAATTATATAGATTAACTGGTACATTTAATACCTTATTTACTAATGTTCTATTTAATACAACTGGGGCGAATAGTTGGACATCATTTAATAGTACTATTTTTAGGGATGGGACTTTTCCACCAGCAGCGATAATTTCATTAAATGATGTTGAAGATTTAACTTATAAAGAAGCGGTTTCTAAATATCTAAAGGAAGAAAACGGTTGGTTTGGTTATTATAATCCAGACCCATCACAAACAACTTTATGTACTTGGGTTGATATGGAGCCTAGACGAGAATTATTCTCAATGGCACCTAGAAGTGGAATTAAGAACTGGGAAGTCACGATAACTTACCCATCACCATTAGGTAATCGAGTTGGTGATTATAACCATCCAATTGTTAAAGATGGTGGTTTATTGTTAATCGATGTTTCTATCTCAATTATTGGTAATAGAAGTATGTTAACATTCGCAACACCAGTTAAACATAATTTAGTTCAAGGTGATAGTATTAAATTAAAAGGGTTAAGGTTAGCTAGTAATAGTGGTGCCTTAAGCCCTTATAATGGTGAATATAGTGTAATTAGATTAGGTAAAGATAATGGTGATGATATGAACTATTATTTTAGTGTCGATATTGGTGAATTGGTTTCAATAGATACTAATTCAAGAATGACTAGGTTAGTGAATGGTAACCCATCGGAATATTATTTTAGGGTTTTTAAAAAAATTAACACAAAAGTTGGTGTTATAGAAAATGACGATTATGAAATATATCCGTTAGCGTTTGGACAAACTATTTATGAAGATAAATCATATCAATTTGTATTTAATGAAGATATTGACATAACATCATTAACAGATAATAGAGGGAGGCCGTTAAGTGAAATATATATAACTATAATTAAAACAGATAGTGATAATATTTTCACATCCGTAAAATCAGGAGTTAAAATGCCATTTTTCACCGATAATAATGCGGGAATCTCTGATATAAATAGAATTACAAATAATTTGTCAACAACTCACAATCCTTTACCTGATTCAGATGGTGGTGTTGTAATAGATGATGAAAATTTTTATGGTGATGTTGCTGAATATAATATATTAGGTTCCAAGGAAATTATTTTAGGTGAAGTCTACCACAGATTTAATTCAATAAAGAGAGAAATTAATGCGGCTATTGGCACCGACTCTTTAGGTGTTAGATATGAAGGTTATATGTATAAACCACACCATAAAATTAAAATAAGAGAATACTCAAATTATATTGAGCAAGGAACTTATAATACTTTAGATAGGCCAACTTATTCAGATACTCTTGGTGATGGAAGATATTTTTGGAGAGACTTACTAGATATTGGGTTAAATGACACTAAAAAAACTTATTTAGACTACCCATTTTTAAATGGTTGTCATTACATAAATAGTTCAATTACATTACCGTTGTTTAGACAGGACCCATTTGGGTTTTATGGTTTGAGGTGGGATGGTTTTTCACCAGATAGACAAGGTATTTTAATGGAAGATAAATTAATAATTAAAACCTCACAAGATGTCTGTTAATAAGTTTAAAATAAGATTAGTTGATTTCGAAAATACTGATAAATTAAAAATTCCGTTATCATTAGATTTCAATTCAGTAGACCAAGCTGAAATAGTTAACAGAGATTTTATTTCGGTTGAAACTGAAAAGGCTATAAATCCAATTGTTGACTATGAGAGGGTTAGGTTTACACCTAAATTAAATAACGGTAATCTAGTTCAAGATTTAATATTTAAATTAAATTTTCTATTAGATGATTCATACCTATCTCCAACTTATTATGGTAATATTGGATTTACTGATGATGACATACAATTTAGAAAAAATAGATTTTTAAATTCATTTTTAAAGTTAAGTTTTTATGATTCAGATATTCCAACCAATCAAAATTTAGTATCATATATTACCATTTATTCTAAAATTACATCGCTTGATATAATAGAATTCACAGATGAATTTGGTAATGTGCGAGTTGGTTCAGGATTACCTGTAAATGCAAATGAATTTTTAGTTAGATTTATATTAAATAACCCAGTAACAAAACCCGAAGGTTTCGCTGAAGGATTTTATATTTATCACTATAAAAGTGATGTTAATTCTACCACACCAACAGCTTTATATATGAGGGCTGAATTTAATAATGCGTCAACAGGTAAAAGCACTAAATTTATTACAACAAATGAATTATTAGATATTAATTCAGTAATTAAAAAATTACATGTAAGGTATTTATTAACAAGGAACGCTACTGGTTATTATTACACGATAGATAATTCTTATAATAATGCGTCAAATATCAATGAAACAACCACTGGCCTTAATGTAGACTTATACGAAATAAGAGTTGAATAATGGAAATAATTAAAAGAAAAATATTATTTAGTGAATTGCAAGATAAGATTTATCTTAAAATTCCATTATATCAAAATATTGATAATATGGGGTTAAGAACTGATATGCCTTATGGTAGTAATGTAATCACTGAATCAGTTAGTAATTATTTTAAACAAGGTGGTATTATTATTAGTGCTTCAGATTCTAAATTATCTCAATTAAAATCTTATGATGAAACTGAACAATATAAAATTGATTTTAATATTAAAAGAGAAAATTATGTAAATTATCAAGGTAACCCGATTATAGGTGTTGATAGAGTGACAAATATTGATGGTGAAACCATTACATATGTTTTTGATACAGTTAGAGATTCTTTTATTGGTACCACAGGACAAACAACAGGGATTTTATATCAAGATAACCCAATTAATGGAGTGGATATCCCAGAAGAATTAGATGGTGATATAACAAAAACACGAGTACAATATCAAAGCGAAGGTTGGAATGAAACCAACACTTCAATAGAGGCTCAAATTCAAGAAGAATATTTATTAGGCATTATTAGTGCACCAGAAGTTGAAAGTGATGTATTTATAGATAGAAGCACATTTAGTGTGTTGGATAAACATTTAAGATTATCTGAAGTAGAAAGTCTAGACCATTTATCTAGATACGGTAACGGATTTTATAATATTAATAGAGATTAAAAAATGGTAAATCAATATACAATGAAAAAATATAATAATAATGAAATAAATGAAATTATTTTATTATATGATGGTGGTATGTCATTCACAATGATTGGTAAAAAATTAAATAGGCAAAAAAACACAATAAAAAAAATATTAATTGAAAATGGTGTTTGGGTTGATGGTAGAGACATTAATTTAAAGAAGTTTAATAGTATCGAGATAGAAAAAGTGATTTCTTTATATAACCAAGGGTTATCGGCAACTAAAATAAGTAAAATCTATGATATTAGTAGACCAAAAATAGTTAGGTTGTTAAAAGATAATGGGATTAACGTTAAGAGTTTTAGTGATGGTAAAAAAATAAATTTATGTGAAGATAAAAAACGTGACATAAAGGATTTATATTTAAATGAAGGTAAAAATACTTACGAAATAGCAGAAATGGTGCAATTAACTCAAGGTTTTATTTCTAAACACATATTTGATAATGGTTACATAAGAAATAAAAGCCAAGCAATTTCTATAGCACGAAAAGGTAAGAAAGCTTCTGTAGAAGCTAAGAGAAATATGAAAATAGCACAAATGAAATTAGCTAGAAGTGGAAAAAGAAAACAAACGGGTGGTTATTGTAAATTTCACAAAGTTCACGGTTTAAGATACCAAGGTACTTATGAAAAAAAAATATATAGAATACCTTAAAAATAAAAATAATAAGTTACCTAATAACACAAATTCGATAAATACTCCACATGGGGTTTATTATCCAGATTTTGAATATGATGATAAATTTATAGAAATAAAATCTTCATATACTTATGATGTGTTGTTAGGTAAAATACCGAGTAGGTTTAATGGTAAATATGATTTTAAGCAAATCAAAAAAATTAAATGGGTTAATGAAAATGTTAAACCAGTTGATGTTATTATAGTTAGTCGAAATGGTAATAAATTAATTAAAAAAGATATAAAAAAATGAGCGGAAATTACGGGACAGTTAGACCAGCCGATGTATCATTAGATGATATTGAAGTTTTCTTGCATTACACCCCATCTAGAAATCAAATAGGTGACACTACATTAACGAAATTAAACACGAATGATGTTTTATCACAAATGAATAACCCAAATAATACAGGTTCTGTAGAAATTTTTGGTGGAATGTATACATTAACTTTATCTAAAACAGTTTTTAGTGAAAAGGGTATATATACCATCTCAATCAAGCCAATTGAGATTAGAACTACTATTTTAGATTGTGGTGTATTAGCCGCTAAGTCAGATGTTAAAGGGTTGATATTTGATACGGCATCAGCTAATTTAAGTGGTCAGTTCTCATCAAGATTTAGAAATAACGGTTTAGTTGGGTATAGAGTGGAATATTTAAGCAATGATAACGCTGATGGTGATGTTAAAGTTAGGAATTTCTTTAGAATAATCACATCAAATAACAGGGTGGATGTAGTTAACCAAAATTTAACCAATACAAATCAAAAAGCTGTGAGATATAATTTTAATGATAATTCTACTTTAGTTTTTTGTACAGTAACCCCAAGTTCAAGTTCTAGTGTAAAACCTAATGTATTGCCATTTATAGGTGAGCCTAATCAAGATGTAATTATAACTAATACTTTTTTTAACCCAATTCAAATTGAGATTGAAATGGTTGAGCATGATATAGAAACAATAGCATATGGTATATATGGACCACAAAGCAAGTCAATGGAAGATGGTGTTTTCACGAATTATACATTTGATAAACAAATTTATAAACAATATAATTTATTTGAAATTAAAGACCAATTTACTGGTGAGCCTTTATTTGAAATAAGAGAACCTAAAACAAATATTGATTTTAGCAAAGATTTTGATAATATCAGTAATGTGTAATTATAAATTAACTGAATAAAATAGTAATGTTAAATGAAATTATATGAGTCGTATTAAAGTAGTAGGTTATGCTAAAAAAGAAGTTTTTGGCAATGGAATAGAGTATAGAAATTTCTCACCAGATTTAGTTGGAAATCAATTTGGTGCAGCTGAAGGTACCCCTATTTTTACTTCTGGAAGTTTTAATATATCAACAAATATTGATAGTAAGGTTGATAAAAACTTTGTTACTAATAATTTCACTAATTTTTTATCTTTAGAAACATTAAATTTAGACTCAACACTAGAAAGTGTTATTACTAAATACTCTAAAAACGCAAAACTTAATTTAGATTATAATGACGCTTTAACATTTGCGTTTTTTGGGTCATTAAGAGAATATATTAGAGTTTCTTTAGAAAATATAATAATAAAATGGCCAGCATCGTTATACATTAGAGAAGTTGATGAAACTGACCCTTCATTAACAGGTAACACTGTAACTGATTATATATATAACCCATCATCAAATTCAAGTACGTTTAATATTGATACAGCTAGAATAGAAAATAAATTCAGTATAAATTTTCTAAGTGGTGGTACAATCGAAAATACATTTAATGAGAGTAATACGTTAAGAAATTTAGTTTTAAATTATAGTAGTTATGTAATTTCAACGTCAGGTGGAACATACCCGATAATAAGTTTATCTGGAGCTTCAGCTTTAACAAACTCAATTATTTCAGTGGCAGTAAATGGGAATCCATTCCCTGATTCTGGAACTACCATAATAAATTACCATATAAAACCTAACGACACTAGAATTGAAGAATTTTTCTTCAATATAAATGAGTTTGAGAATAATTTACTAAACCGTTTAACGATTCCATTATACACTAGTAGTTTTAAAGTTTACAATGAAAGTCAAACTGGTGATATTATTGAAACTATTAAAAAATTAACATGGCCAATATCAGATGGGTATAATATTGATTTTAATTCGATATCGTATGTTAATTTTGTAAATCAATTATTAAATATAGCGGACATCAACGATAATTCAAAATCTAATTTAATGGTTAGATTCTTGGTATCTACATCTATTTCAGAATTCGATAGTATTGCTGATATTAATGGCACATACCCAGATTCAAATGGCCAAAAAATGACCAGTACTCTTAAAATTTATGGTAGAGAATTTGATGAGATTAAAAAATATTCGGATGGTATTAGATTTGCTAATACGGTTACTTATGATAAGAAAAATAACACACCTGATGCAGTGCTTAAAAACCTCGCAAGAATATTAGGTTGGGAATTAACTTCTTCTATATCACAAGTTGACGTGTTAGGTAATTTTTTATCATTAAATAATAGTTATTATGATGGTCATTCTAGAGGTTATAGCGATGCTGAATCTGAAATTGAATTATGGAGAAGAGTTGTTCTAAATACACCTTGGCTTTGGAAATCTAAAGGTACTAGGAAGGCGATTGAATTCTTATTTAAATTCATAGGTGCTCCAGATGGTTTAGTGGCCTTTAATGAGTACCTATACGTTGCTGATAAACCAGTAAATGTTGAGTTGGTAACTGAAATGATGAACCATTTCAATAATACCACTGATATTTCAACAATACACATCGATTCTGAAGGGTATCCAAAAGTATTTCCTGATACACCAGACATGTATTTCCAAAAAGCTGGTTTATGGTATAGACAAACAGGTGGCCCTGCGCCAGATATAGATATTTTAGCTGGAAATAACCCACATATCGGGCCTTATGATGGTGGCCAAGCATATATAGACCAATTTAGAGGTTGTTTAGTACCTAATTATAGTGCTACTACCGCTGAAGAAGTAAATATTGATGCTGAAATCAATTTATTTACTAATTATGCAAATGGAACATTCGATGAATGCTGTGATGCTGATGTTTTAGTGGTACTTGACACTGACCATGATTTTGATTCAATATTAACAACAAACTTAAATCAAATATATGATAATAATCCAGTTAATGAAACTGGGTGTACTATAACAAATATTTGGACCTTAACAGCGTCATTAACTGGTGAAACATTCCATACTTATATATTCCCTGTGACTGGTTCTACTGCAATAACGCAAGGTGAATATGTTACTGGATTGTTTTCTATAGCTGAATCACCTTTAAGTGCATCAACATTAAGTGGTGCTACATATACTAGTGGTGATACAACATTTACAATTACAGGTCCAAACGGTTGTGATAGTGAATTATTAAACACCTATTTTAAAATCCAATTATGTCTTGATTCAACTTATGATTGTATTGATTTAACCCCATTAAGTGCTTTAACGGCATTTAATGTTAGTTTGCAAACAGATGACGCATGTAATCCAGTGGCTGCTTTACCTTTAATAAGGACTTATTATCATAATGGTAGCGGTATATTACCAACATTTGGTGATACAGTATATTCAGATATAAATGGAATAAACACTGTAAGTCATTCAGCTGCAACTCAAGTTTATATGGGTGGTAATTATACTAGCGTAGCTAATTGGTTACAAACAAACACTAGTGGTGTCAGAGAAGTAATAATTTGCCCAGTAATTACTTGTGATGTAGACGTTAAGATACTTACTAATATAAATACTGGGGTTAAATCATTCACTATTGATGGCCTTACCGCCACAACTTACGCTACAATTACGTTTAATTTAAGTAATGTGGTTAAAAGTCCAGAAACAAAGTTAAGAATAGCAATATCTAATTCATCTTACATTTTTACTTTAAATCCAACAAATACGGTGCATACATTAACTAATATTCCATTAACCCCTAATTCAGAGTATAATGGCGTTTACGATTTCTTTATAACACCAGTAATAACAGCAACTGGAGCTGCAAGTGGTAAGGTAACCATGCATTTAGATTCATTGAATTCAGGTTCTCAATGTGTTGGTGTTACATCTAAATCAATAGATTTAAGTATTAATAATTTACAATAATGAGTATAACAGGGAGAACAAATACATGTCAAATTTTAACTAACACACCATTTGTGTTATCAGGGTTATCACAAACCAATCTATCAACTATTAATATAACTGATGTAAATGGTTTAGACGTTTCTCAATGCTTTGGTATTACATCAAAAATAGTTACTGTATCAGGCACTAATGTTATTTTAAGCGGTGATTGTAATACTAGTTTAGAAATTAATATAACAGAAGGTGTTACGAATCCAGTTGAATGTTTGTATACTGCTGTTACACAACAACAAAATGGTATACTTTTATTTAATTTTGTTGATGGGACAATTTCAGATAATATTCACCCAGAATGTTGTACAGCGTTAGAAGGTTTCCCTGAAATAGGACCTAAAAATTATTATATTTGTAGAACAGTACCAGAAATATGTATTGAATGCTGTTCAGCTTACACACCAACAAATACATTTGAGGGTCTATACCAAATATTTGATTTTGTAACTGGTGGTACCGTAACTACAGTTCCTAGTGCGCAATGTTGTTATGATTATGGATTTGTTGAAAGTATCGTAGGTGACCAAATTAAATGTATTGAATATGTGACGCCTGACCCATGTGAAGGATTAATAATTGTTGAGCCAGTACCACAGTATGGTGACATTACTTTCGTAAATCCATCAACTAACGTTCAAACTACTTTGGTACCAACAGCTGAATGTTGTACTTCATTAGGTTATAGTTATGCTATTAGTGGAACTAAATTTACATGTTTCAATTCAATAGCTTCACCACCAACGGTAATTATAACAAACGACTCATGTTGTTTACAGACTCAAATAACTTATTATTATGCTTTCGCTAGAGAATGCACCGATAGTGCTAGAGTAAGTGATGGTGTATTAGGTGATGTGGTAGTTAGAACTACAACAAATATAACAAATTGGAGTCATATTTTAATTCCTAGATATTTTGGAGATACAGGAGCTGTTTTTGAATTTTATGCGGGATTAACAACTAAAGATAATTATGATAATAATGCTGGGGATTACCCATCTATTGATTTGGATACAATAACAGGCGTTGAAGAAAGAACCTCATGTTCTAATTAAATAATATAAAAATATGTGTGTAATAAATATATCATTAAACCCAACTACACCAGCTGGTACAACGATAACTAACAGAAATGGTAGGTATAGGAAAGTTGGTACGACAACATGGACTAATTTTACCATATCATCAAACTCTTATACACTTAATGTAAATGATTTAGGTCAATATGAATTACAAGTTAATGTAACTAACAGTCTAGGTGTTGTTAGCTCTTGGGCTTCAAGCACATTTTCGGTAACAACTGATTGTGGTGCAACAACTACTACTGCCACTACGGTCACTAATTCTGGTATTTTTAATAATGGAACAACACTTACACATAGTCATGTTTTACCATCAGCAGACCCAGCTTCTACAATAAAAACTGGTACTTTAACGGTAACAGGTAGTAAAACATATAAAATTACTGTCAAAAATAATTTTAATTATAATAATCTAGGTACAGGTAGTTTAAAATTAGAAAGAAATGGTGGCACTATTTTAGGTACAATAACAGTATCTACAGATGGTACTTCTAATACAAAAACATCAGTTAGTAGTTTAGTGGTGCCAGCTGGAACTTATACTTATACATTAACTTCTTGGTTAGATATCATACCATCAGCCACATCTGGTGCAGTAACAGTTAATATTATAGAAGCATAAAAAGAAATATAGATATTTATTAAAAAAGCATAATGGAAGTAACAAACTGTACAGATATTAACGGAGTCGCATTAAATGAAGTTCAATTTAATGTAGATGGTACTGTTGTTGGGATAATTGATAACAATGGGGTTCCAGCAACAAGTAAACTTAGTTATGATTGCTGTATAGCTCAAGGATATACATTTGACCCAAATGATGCAAAATGTTATTGGGCACCTAGTTGTTTGAGTGGTGGTACATTTAATATAGTATTAGACCCAGAAGGTAATACAGGTGCGTTATTCCAAGTTGATGATATTGAACAAACATTATGTCATTTAGAAATTAGTTTTAAGTTTTTATTGAAAATTGATTGCGAAAGTATACCAGTAGATGGTTTACGAGACCTATTAGAAACACTTAAATTAACGGTTAATCTTGATAAAGTTATTTATAATGAAGCTTTACCTATACCTAATAATTTGCAAAATGTATCATCACAAGATTTATTCAATATAACAGATATTTTCAATTTTTTAAGCGGAAACACAAACACAGGTATATTATTAAATGGTAATTGTGATTATGTAATTACAAATTTTTTAAATTCATTATCACCAAATCAAAGCGTTGTAAATGAATTCTCACTTAATTCAGATTGGTTAGAATTTAAGATGGTGGTTGATAATCCACCTATATTACAATCAATTTTTAATGAAAGACTTAAGGTTTCAATAACAGGTAATCAATTAAAGAATTTTTCCATATTACTTGATGATGTGCAATTAAATAGAGTATGTGATGTACCAACACCACCTAAAGCATTTAATGAAGCATGCCCTCAATTTGAATTAAAACGAATTATTGATAATAAAAAATCTTGGGTTAAAAATACTGAATTAGAATTAAGGCAATTTGATTTAGAAAGAAGAATAACTACCTACAATATAAACCATGAAAACCTATCAATCAACACAAAGGAAGTTGATTTAGCAATTAACCCAGCACAAGCAATTGAAAATGATGTGGTTAATACAGTGGTTAATAACGATTGTATATTAGGGCCGCTTACTGGAGTTACTGGTGCAACAAGTCATGAATATATTGATTTAAGACCTTTAATTACAACTGAAGTTATTAATAATGACGATTTAATTTCGATGCTAATTGACGTTAAAAATAGGAAAACTATTAATGGTTATCCAACATTAGATTTAGTTTATTATAGATACCTAAATGCTGATGTACGTTGTAGTGGTTCTACCAGCAATACACTAAATTCAGATTCAATAAATCAATTCATTGAGTTAATTGGTACATATTGGTTAGATTTATTAGAACAAATAGTTCCAGCAACAACAATTTGGGGTTCATCATTAACCAATAGTGATTCTGGTGTATTTAATGGTGGTGGAAGTGGAACCAATAAATTTGTTTATAGAAAAGGCACAACATTATTTTGTAATGCAATAAATTATTCAGTACCTAGCCCAGTTTCAGGTGGAACAGTTTATTATGATGTAGTGACAGAAGATATAACAGATACTACAACTATCACTACAACTACTTGTAATTTAATAGCCGTTAGACAGTTGAATTATGGTTCAGAATTTATAGGCACCGTTAATATAATAGGCGATGGTGAAGGTCCTGTTACAGGTGATACAATTTCAATAACTGAAACAATTGAAGATTCTTGTAATTTATACGAAACTTGTTAGAGTTTAAAGCTAAGTAATTTCAAACCTTTCTTATCAATTTTCAAGTATTTTAATCTAAATTTTTATATTTATATAAAAAGTAACTGATGAGTATAGAATCCATTTACAATAAAATAAATAACATTACTGATGGCGGTAGGAATACTGCCGCTGAAATGAGAGCTGTTTTAAGTGATATAACAGAACAATTTTCAGCTACAACCGCATTTTCAGGTACTACAGATAACGTACCAGAAGGTAGTGGTAATTTATATTATACTGACACTAGAGTTGACGCCAAATTACTTGATTATTCATTAACTGGTCATACACATAATTTATCTGAATTAAATAATGACGTAGGATATTTAACTGGTGCAACAAGTACAGCTGATGATTATGTAACAGGTTCTACTTTCAATACAACCACTGGGTTATTAGAATTTACTAGATTATCTGGTGATACTTTTAACGTTAACCTTGATGGTAGATACCTAACAGGTTATACCCCAACTGTAAATACTGATGATTACATAACTTCAGCCACTTTCAATTCATCAACTGGCGAAGTAACACTTACAAGAGTTTCAGGTGGAACTGTTGTAACTAATTTAGATAATAGATATTCATTAACTGGCCATACTCATACTGATTATGTATTAAATAGTTATTTTAATACTCACACTGGTGATACAAGCGTTCATTACACTAAATCATCAATAAATTTATCTGATTTAGGTGCAACTGGCCACACACATACAGTATCTAATATAACAGACTTCCCAACAAATTTAAGTTATTTTACAAATGATAGTGGTTATTTAACTGGTGCAACAAATACAACTGATTTTATTAGTCATACAGGTGATACTACAATACATTATGCGATGAGTGGTATTAGTATTAATGAATCTCAAATATCAGATTTAGGGTCATATACAGATGATACAAACTTAAATGCGCATACAGGTGATACAAGTATACATTTCACCAAATCTTCAATAAATTTATCTGATTTAGGCTCAAGTGCACATACACATACTGAATATTCATTAATTGGTCATAATCATGATATATCTGAAATAACTGGGTTTACTGATAATTCAACTAATTGGAACACTGCTTATAGTGATTCAATAACTGGTGTTACAGTAACAGGTTCTGGGACTAAAACTCTTACATTAACTCAAAGAGATGGTAGTACAATAGTAACTAATTTCACTGATTTACAAGGCTCAGGTGGTGGAACTGGTGAGGAAATAACTGGCGCAACATTTAACCTATCAACTGGTGATTTAACCCTTATAACAAACTCAGGTAGTACGATAATAGCTAGTTTAGATGGTAGGTATGCTTTTGATTCTCAATTCATAACACATACTGGTGATACAACAATACATTTTACAAAAGGTAGTATTAATTTATCAGACCTAGCTTCAACTGGTCATACACACAATTTATCATTATTAAATAATGATATTGGATTTATAACTGGGTAT